TACTTTAATTGACGGCATCGTTACTGCACCAAGAGCAGGATTTGAAATATCACAATCTTGCCCTAAAGAATACAAATATGTTATAATGCAAGCATTAGAGTATGGTTATTTGAAACCAGTGGCACACGTATATGGCAAAGAACTGACCATGGATGCAATGAGAGACAGTTAATGGAAAAGATAAAATTAGCAGAACTATTTTACAGCATACAAGGTGAAGGGCGCTACATGGGCGTCCCGTCTGTGTTTATGCGTACCTTCGGATGTAATTTTAAATGCGCAGGGTTTGGTATGCCTCGAGATGAGTTAACTGCAGAAGTTGAACCAATTGCAGCCAATGTTCATTTGTATAAAAGTTATGAAGAACTACCGTTAGTAAGCACAGGTTGTGACAGTTATGCCAGCTGGCACCCTGCATTCAAACATCTGAGTCCATTTTACACACCTGATGAGATCGTAAACAACATAATGAGCATACTTCCCTACAAGCGATGGGAGGATGAACACTTAGTTATCACTGGTGGAGAACCATTACTAAAATGGCAAAACATCTACCCAGCACTATTAGATCATCCTAGTATGCGAAGATTAAGAGAACTTACATTTGAAACTAACGGTACTCAGGAACTTACTCCAGAGTTTAGAAAATATCTTTTAGATTGGGGTATAGAAAATCGTGGCTACGATAAACTTACATTCAGCGTAAGTGCAAAATTAAGTTGCAGTGGCGAATCAAGGAATATTGCTATCAGGCCAGATGTCGTCTGTGGTTATGAGGAAGTTGGCTATACATATTTAAAATTTGTTGTTGCTACAGAAGACGACGCCGAAGAAGCATTAGAGACTGTGGACATTTATCGTGCAGAGGGGTTTGAAGGTCCTGTATATTTGATGCCTGTGGGTGGCGTAGAAAGTGTCTACACACTAAACAACCGTCGTGTAGCAGAACTAGCAATGAAAAACGGTCTTCGTTACAGTGATAGACTACAAGTACCATTATTCAAAAATGAGTGGGGAACTTAATGAAAAATTGGATAAAAAGGATCACAGGAATTGAACGATTAGAACAAGAAAAAACAGATGCTCTTGCCCAGGCTGAGGCTGCTAGATTGATTGCTGAACAGGCAAAACGAGAAGAAGAACTTGCCAAAATGACTCCAAAAGAACGAGCCACAGCACAAGGCGAACCGTATATTGCTGTTTTGGACACGCATGTCAACAAAGAAAATGTTAGAAATGGCTTTTTTGAGCTTGACTGGAATGAGTATTTCATTGTACAATTAAGACAAGCTGGATATGGTTATGATGGCGACAAAGACGAAGATATAGTAGATCGTTGGTTTCGAGACCTTGCCCGTAACGTACTAGCCGAAGAAGGTCAGGACACTAGTCGTGGTGCTGGCTACATTAACGTGAACAAACTTGCAGATGGCAAAGCAGAGGTCAAATGAACTATATTTTGGTGGATACTGCCAATACTTTTTTTCGTGCTAGACACGTAATAAACGGAAGTGCCGATATCAAACTTGGTATGGCGTTTCATATCACACTAAACAGTATCAAAAAAGCGTGGACCGATTTCAACGGTGACCACGTTGTTTTTTGCCTTGAAGGTCGTAGTTGGCGCAAAGATTACTACGAACCTTACAAGCGTAACCGTGCTGAAGCACGTGCCGCACACAATGAACGAGAAGCTGAAGAAGAAAAGATCTTCTGGGAAGCCTTTGACGAGTTCAAAAACTTTGTCAGTGAAAAAACCAATTGTACAGTATTGTACAACCCGCAATTAGAAGCCGATGATCTCATTGCTGGCTTCATACAAAATCATCCTAAAGATAACCACGTTATCATCAGCACAGACAGTGATTTTGTACAACTTATTGCTCCAAATGTACGTCAATATAACGGTGTCATGGAAACCACTATTACACACGAAGGCGTTTTAGATAAAAAAGGCAAACGTGTGGTAGACAAGAAAACTGGCGCTGCCAAAGACGTTCCTAATCCAGAATGGCTGTTATTTGAAAAATGTATGCGTGGCGATCCCACAGACAACGTATTCAGCGCATATCCTAAGGTTCGAAAAAATAAACTACAAGAAGCATTTGATGACCGTAGTAAAAAAGGCTTTGCATGGAACAATCTCATGTTACAGCGTTGGGTTGATCACAACGGCGTAGAACATCGTGTGTTGGATGATTATGAACGCAATCGTAAACTAATTGATCTCGGACATCAACCAGATAATATCAAAGAACTTATTGTTAATACTATAAGAGAAGGCAGCAAGCCTAAAAATATCAGCCAAGTTGGTATTAGGCTGTTAAAATTCTGCAACCTCTATGATCTTAAAAAAATCAGCGACAGTATTCAACTTTATTCAGAACCATTTCAGGCAAACTATCCAGGAGAATAAAATGGCCACTACGCAAGAAAAAGAAGAACTGATCGAAATACTTAAATTTACACCGAGAACTTATAAACTAAGACTTTGGGGCTATGGTGGTGAATATGTTATGGGCACTGTAGATAGAAAAATCTACGATTATTTCCGACAACGTAGATTAGATGTCAGCGAATTTGCCTGGGGTTACGAATATGCTGAAGAAAACAATATACCCGAAGATATGCTGCCTTTCGAACCTGGCAACTGGCATGACTGTGATAACTTGGGTCATAGCTGGGGAGTAGATCGCAATTCTGGAACTTTACAAGTCGAAGATGAGAATGGCAACGTCGTTTATGAAAAAGAATTAGAAAGTATCAGTGGCGGTGGTGAATACGAAGATCCTCCAGAGCCAGAATGGGGTGGCAGTGAAGAAATATGGATTGATAGTCAACCTAAAGGCACTGTAGTGTTTGTTGGCACCAGCAGTGAAAAAGGCACATTCTTCGAAGCTGATCTTGAACTTAAAATGCCGTTCAATCCTGGCAAGCTGTGTCTTCACTACGACGAGATCGATGGAAATGAGATCGTTACTTCTGTCACCTATGACGGAGAAGAACTCAGCAATGAAGGTGGTGACACTAGCGGCAAGAGTTCAGACTTTGGATTTTATATCGCAGGTTCATCTGAAGGCACTGGCAAGTTTGAACGATACAAAGACATGGATGATATTGAATACAGTCTATCACAATGGTTTCCTGCTAAAAAAATCCCAGAGCGTGTTGGCAAGTACAATGTTAAAACCAAAGACGGCTACAGTTATCAGGCTATTTGGAATGGTAAATTTTGGCACAATGATTGGAACGACGAAAAAATTAAAGTAAAAGAATGGCAGGGCATTGCCTATGATCCAGATACTCACGTGTTCAATGACTGTGAAGCAGAACAATGAAAGATAACAGCCAATTTAAAAGATGGTTAAATCACATGTGGTTCGATCATAAAAATGAATTTGAGATATATAATCAAAAATTTCCAGACTACACACGAGAAGATTATTTTAAAAAATACAAATGGTGGTTGAAAAGAGAATTCATCCATCGACAAAGAAAAGGAGTGATAAAACTATGACTGAACTACATGCTAAACCCATAGTCGATGGTGTTTTATGGATTGTAGAAGAAGCCGGTAGAAAAGTAGGAACTTTACATAAAAAAGAAGGTAACAAATATATTTTGAGTTCTTATAACGGTGAATATTACTTTAATAAAAAATCCGAAATTACCAAACAATTCGGTTCAGATTTTTTCTTAAGAGGAATTAAAACAACTGTATCTAGTATCAACACAAATGACTGTTACGGATATCCCACAAGATGGACGCCATGTAACGGTATGTATGATGTCAGACGTAAACTTCCACTTTTTACCAAAAGCAATCAAAGCAAAAGTTTGTTCTGTGCTGGTCATTATATTATCAAGTTTCCTAAGAATTGGGTTCGAAGTTTTTGTCCAAAATTAATCACTATTGAACGTTATCCATATGAAGGGCCGTTTAAAACTGAAGAAGAAGCTAGGGAGGCATTAGCTAATGCAAAGTAGTCCAATCAATACTGTACCATTACAACAGTTTATTCAACAGGTAAAAATGGCAGACATGAGTCAACAAAAAGAAATAAAATTAGATATGCGAACTGCCAAACAACTAGCTTTCACTATCGGCGAAGTCACTAGCAAATTGACTCAAGATTATGAATCGTTGTTTCATGCGTTAAAAAGTAGTGCCGATAATCCTGTTATCGAAGTTCAAGTAGATGGTGGCGACTTTAAACCCTCTAACTAAAAGATAAATATATACGTGCTTTTTCGAGGACGTATGTATGAGTCGCCCAAAACCAAAAGTACTCTTAGAGTACACAAATAAAAAAACTTATAAAACTGAACAGATTTTAGAAGCGGAAGCTATCTGGGCTGTGTTTTACAAGGGACAGCCTTTTAATCTTAAATCATTCAGCAGTATTACCAGCTACCCCGGTCCTAAATACAAAAAAGTAGCATTTAGTAATCCCGGTCATGCTATCAATCTTGCTAAAAAACTAAATCTAACTTTCGGCTGTAAAGATTTCGAAGTTGTTATATTGACTTCGGGTCAAACGTTAAAATGATTAACAGCCTAACATACACAAAAATTTTTTTGAAAGAACAGGAAAAGTCCTGTGATGATGCCAATGTAAAATTGCATCACAGGCTTTGGTGGCAAAACACTAGAACCAAAGACAGCGGCGGGTTGCGATTGACCGAAGAAGGTTACAATCATTTGGTAAATAGGTTGTCTATAAAAGAGTACGAAGTGCCATTTACTGAGCATATCGAACTCAGTCCCCAAACTATCATATTTTTTGATAGATTTATCGATTGTCCTTACTACCTTACCCAAAAAAGTTTGACCGTTTTTTCCGAAAAAAAAGCCTTTGAATTATATATGTTTAGTGACGACATACGAAAATATGGGTTGGTTAAGGCTATGAACGCTAGGAAAAAATCTGAAAATAGTGACTGAAACTGCTTGACTAAACCGCAAACTTATCGTATAATAAGAACATGGTAACAAATTTCCATGTTTTTTAACTACTGATAGGAACTGCAAATGAGCGAAATCGTTTCACGCACCGTAGGCCCTAAGGCTGCTAAAAAAGCCATCCAAAAAGGTTTTTCAAAACGTCGTCCAATTTTCCTTTGGGGTCCTCCCGGAATTGGTAAATCAGACATCGTCAAGCAACTGGGCGAAGACCTCGGTGCTCATGTCATCGATGTTCGACTAAGCCTTTGGGAACCCACCGACATCAAAGGTATTCCTTATTTTGACAGCAATTCAAATAAGATGGTTTGGGCTCCTCCGTCTGAACTGCCCGATGCTGACATGGCTGCTCAACACAAAAACATCATCCTGTTCTTAGATGAAATGAATTCGGCTCCTCCGGCTGTGCAGGCTGCGGCTTATCAGCTGGTTCTCAATCGTCGTGTAGGTACATATCACCTCCCAGACAATGTTCTAATTGTCGCCGCTGGCAACCGTGAAGCAGACAAAGGCGTGACTTATCGCATGCCTGCTCCGTTGGCTAATCGTTTCATCCATTTGGAAATGGCTGTTAGCTGGGACGACTACAGTTTCTGGGCTACAGAAAATCGCATCCACAAAGACGTCGTGGGATACTTGACCTTCTCTAAGAAGGACTTGTACGACTTTGACCCTAAAAGCACTAGCCGTGCATTTGCTACTCCGCGTTCTTGGACTTTTGTCAGCGAACTGCTAGAAGATGAGGACAGCGATGAAAACACACTAACTGATCTTATCTCTGGTGCTGTTGGTGAAGGACTTGCTCTTAAGTTTATGGCTCACCGTAAACACTCCAGCAAGATGCCTAATCCCACTGACATCCTTAAAGGCAAGGTCAAGAAGATGGAGACCAAAGAAATCTCCGCTATGTATTCTTTGGCTGTTAGCCTCTGCTATGAGCTCAAAGATGCCAGCGACAAGAACGCTAAAGATTGGAATGATCAGGTCAACTGTTTCTTCGAATTTATCATGAAGAACTTTGAAACTGAATTGGTGATTATGGCGACTAAACTTGCCCTTACCCAATACAACTTGCCGTTGGATCCGGACGAAATTGCTTGCTTCGACGAGTTTCACGAAAAGTTTGGTAAGTACATTTCGGCGGCAACTGAAAAACGTTAAGCAGATTGACACCGCCCACGGGCGGTGTTATAATATTAAATATAGTAAAGTTCAGGAGCCGAAATGCAACACAATCTAGATCCTATCATCGACAAGATCATTGTAGCACGAGTTGGACTGCTACTACGTCATCCGTTTTTCGGCAATATGGCCACACGCCTTAAGATTCAAGAATGCACTGATTGGTGTCCTACCGCGGCCACTGACGGACGTCACTTGTTTTACAATCGTAACTTTTTTGAAAAACTCACTACCAAACAAGTAGAGTTTGTGATTGCTCACGAGATACTGCACAATGTTTTTGATCACATGAGTCGTCGTGAAAGCAGAGATGCCCAAATTTTTAATATTGCCGCAGACTATTGTGTAAACGGTCAATTAGTGCGTGACCGTATCGGCGACCACAATATTCCCGATATTCAAATATTTCACGACAGCAAGTATTACGGTCATAGTGCCGAACAGGTCTACGACGAGATCTACAACAAATACGATGAAGAACAACTCAATGCCTTAGGACAACTTCTCGATGAACACATCGATTGGGGGAAGAAAGGCAAGAACGGCCAGCCACAATACAGCAAAGATGAGCTAAAAAAGATCCGCGATGAGATCCGCGAAGCTACCATGCAGGCTGCACATGCCGCAGGTGCAGGTCACACTCCTGCCAGTGTCCAACGCATGATCAAAGAATTGACTGAACCAAAGATGAACTGGCGCGAATTGCTACGTCAGCAGATCCAAAGTTTGATCAAAAACGACTACAGTTTCACTCGTCCTAACCGCAAAGGTTGGCACATGGGTGCAGTTCTTCCTGGTCTTAAAAATGATGAGACCATCGATGTCTGTATCGCCATCGACATGAGTGGCAGTATCGGCGATGCACAGGCCAAAGACTTCCTAAGCGAGGTCAAAGGCATCATGGAAGAATACAAAGACTACAAGATCAAATTGTGGTGCTTTGATACCAAGGTCTACAATGAAGCCGACTTTGATGGTTACAATGATGACATCATGGCCTATGAAGTAAAAGGTGGAGGTGGTACTGACTTTATGGCTAACTGGGTGTACATGAAAGATCATGACATCCAACCTAAAAAGTTTATCATGTTCACTGATGGGTATCCATGGGACAGTTGGGGTGAAGAAGATTACTGCGACACACTGTTTATCATTCACGGCAACGACAGTATTGTACCTCCTTTCGGTAATCACGCATACTACGAAGAAATCAAGTAATGCCTATTAAAAACGGCAAGCCGAATCCACTGAATTTTTTGGATCTTAGGCGGGTGCGATTTCCGGCCCGCCATTTTCACTACGTCAATTTATCAAAATATAGCCCGAGTGTTTTAAAGGGTGCCGATGAATGGATTTACAATAATTTAAACGGCAGATATTATATTGGTCAAGGTCTTTCTTTAGATTCCACTAACAGCATAATCTATGTAACCAAAATTGGTTTCGAGCAAGAAAAAGAACTTAGTTTTTTTCTTCTCTCATATTCAAATCTGTGACTCCTTAAAAGGTATACGGCTATATAATGTAGTCGTCAACAAAGGAGAAACCATGACTGAAAAAACTGAAGAAAAAAACACTGTAGAACAACCTGCACCAGTTGCTCAACCAGAAACCGCAGACAACGATCTCAATATCAGCGACCTCGCTGGTATGAAACAGATCATAGATATCGCCAGCACACGTGGTGCATTTAAAGCCGGTGAAATGGAAGCTGTGGGAAAAGTATACAATAAATTATCAAATTTTCTAGCCCAAGTGGCTGCAAAAGGAGGCCAGAATGGTCAGTCTTAAACATGTAGGTAGATTTGTAACTAACGGCAGAAAATGTCTAGTCGCATATAGGACATTGCCGGGAGATGCATTCAACTGCCTTGTTATACCAACAGAAACATTGCCAGACAGTTATCATGATGCGCTAATCCAATTGGTAGAATCTTCTGCTGCTCAAAGCAGTGGTGAGTTTGCAGAAGTATTAGCACGTTCACCATTTCCAGACGGAAGCATTATGTTAGCAACCTTGCATACCAAAGGTCTACTAAAAAAGGTAGCAACTGATCAAGTTGAAATGATTCCTAATTTTCAAACAAGGGTAAAATTATCAGAACTTAATGCCGCTATTGCACAACAGTTAGGCGTTGCTGTCGACGATTTAGCCATCAAAAATCCAAACTCCGTTAACAACTCTAATGTAGAAGTAAAAGAAGTTGCAACTGTAAGAGAAGTGCCTACAGAAAAAGCAGATGTGACTAAAACAACTTCAACAAGTGTAAATGAAACTGCACCTGCAAATTTTGACAGTGTAGAATCAGAAGCTAAATTTTATCGTAGTCAAGCTGATCGACTTGCTAAACAGGCAGCTGAGTTTCGTAGAAAAGCAGAGGAACTGGTTCCGACTAAGAAAAAGTAATGACATCTAAGAAGCTATCAAAAGATGTCATTGAACGCTGGCCTGAAGTATTTGAAGAGATCAATCTCAATGTGGTGCCGTTAAAGTACCTTCATTCTGTACAGGTTAAATTCAAAGACAGTAAAGTATGGAACATAGAGATCAGTAGGCGTCGAGACACTGATTGGAACGATGTAGAAAAACAACTACACGAGATTTTCGTTACCTATCAAGATAGCATAGATAATGTAGACTTCAAATTAGACACCGATAGAATCAAAAAAGACATTATCAAAGAAACAAACAGATTTTTAAAGAAAAGGAAATTGCAGTGAAGGTTAAACTAGTATCATACAGTCAAGCAACATCAGAATTTGAAAACAAAGGTATCGATAATGCGCAAGAACTAATTGCATACTGCGCAAGAGTCAGTAATCCATCAAATCAGTATAATACTGAAACTAGTGAAAAATTAATCAATTACTTAATCAAACACCAACACTGGAGTCCTCTTGAAATGGTCAGTGCCTGTTTGGAAATCGAAACTACTCGGGATATCGCTAGACAGATTCTCCGTCACAGAAGTTTCTCCTTCCAGGAATTCAGTCAGCGATATGCCGACCCCACAAAAGATCTTGATTTTGTATTGCGTGAAGCGAGACTACAGGATCCTAAAAATCGTCAAAATAGTATAGTTACAGACGACGAAGAATTACAAAAGAAATGGAACAAATACCAACAAAACGTTATTAATGAAGCACGTATGGCCTATCAATGGGCTATAGAAAACGGAATTGCTAAGGAACAAGCTCGTTCAGTTTTGCCAGAAGGAAATACAATAAGTCGTCTATATATGAATGGCACACTACGTAGCTGGGTACATTTTATTCAATTACGTAGTGCTAACGGTACTCAGTTAGAACATCAAATTATTGCTAAAGAGTGTGCCTGTGTCATCGCAGCAGTATTTCCTATGATAGGTCAGCACACAGCATGATATTAAAAAAAATCAAATTAAATTACGATTTTCAAAAATTTGTTAATGCAGACTACAGTACTCATTGTGGTAGTTGTATTGCACATCAAGTTCATGAACTAAACGACATTCATGATGAGTTTGGTGGATTTCCTAAAACATATAGTATGCATAATACTATGATTCATCAACTTTGGTGGGATCCAACACATATAGATTATGCAGAATTAGGAAAACAACTTGGTATAGAGGTTATCACTGTATCAACTATTAAGCAACCCCCCGGCTGTGTAGTCCCTTATCATAGAGATACTTTTTATCAAATTAGCAAAAAATTTCCAGAAAGAAAAGAAACAAAAGTAAGAGCAAACATCTATCTTGAAGATTATAAAATGGGTCATTTTATTCAATACAAACAAAATGATTCATTTATTACTGATACTAATTGGCATAAAGGTGAAGGATTTATTTGGGACAGTGAAATTCTGCATCTTAGTTCTAACGCAGGATTTCAAGACAAATATACTATGCAGATATCAGGTTTTTTAATTAATTAAAAGACTGATCCCCGGGCCATAAAGGTAATTTTGTTCCCGGGGCTCTTTTTGGTATTTTAGAGTCTGCGCTACTTACACAACTGTTTGTAATACAGGGTTTAGGTCCATCAAATAGTTTAAAACCAGTTTCTATATTACCTAACGGTTCGTCGTGACAACTATAGCTACGTTTTATATTTCCATCAGGTTCTCTGATAATGATGCTACGATATCCGCTTGAACATTCCCAATTTTTAAATTTATTAAAATTAAAAGCATTAAATCTTTCAGCTTGATCCATGTACCAAACTTTTTTGTCCTTATCAACAAATTCAACTTGAAAATGTTGTGGTATAGCACTGTGTTCTTCTAAGTATATTGGATCTGGTGATTTATTAAAATTAGGCTTAGGTCTTTCTATTAGTTTGGCAAGTGCGGCTTTTGTTTCTGTAAATGCTCGTTGAGGCATTCCGTTGCGCAGAGTCTTTAACATTTCTGGTGTATAGCCCTCTACAACAAAACTGGCTGTAGGATCACTCTGAGGCTTTAATGTAACATTGATTCCTCTATTATGAAAATACAATGCGTTTTCATAATCACGTTCAAACCATTCAGGAACCATTACCATATTAATAGTGACTTGTACATCGTGTTGTTGACACAAATCTAACTTATCAGCAAACTCTGCTTTTTTCTCAGAAGTGTTAATATACTCTGTATGCAAACTGGCAGTAATACTAGCTCTGTGAAATTTACTTACTGCGGGACAATATTCTTCTTTAAACCATTTCATATTTCTACTCATATTTGTTGTCATATGAACACTGGTATAATTTGTATTGTTTACATCATTGTTAAGGTGATTTAATATGTCAATATAGCCAGGATGAAATGTTGGCTCGCCGCCGCTAAGACTAAAATGAAAACTATTGAACCCTCTTTCTCTAGCCTGTCTTTTTATTTCATCAACAGTCTTTAAACATAACTCTGTAGGTCTATGATCTTTTTTATCACTACGTGCATAAGGCCAACAATAGCTACATTTATAGTTACAGAATCTACCTAATAGCCAACTGACTGTAAAAAGATCTCGATACAGCATAGTACGTTGCCCAACACGCACGATATCATCAAATGGTATTTTTGTAAAGTCGTAAGCTGACGTTGCTAGATCACTCATAATATTTTTTCACCATTTCGTAAAGTTCAGGGTTGTAGTCCCACCAATTTTCTTTTCTAATCTCACTAAGTTTTTTATCATTTTTTATAAATTTTTCAAAATCACCTAATTTGTTTAACTCAGAAAGTAAGACATTGTAAAAAGGAGTATCGTAAATTTTTTTCCATTGTTCTATTTTCTTTTTAATTTCATCTTTTACATATTCAGGTAAATGCTTTATACTCATCCAATCCGGACTATCAACTAACACATAACTGAGATCTATTAACGGATAATTTTCTTTTAAGAAAAAATATAGTTCATCGATTTTATTAACGTTATAAAGACTTATAACCCCGTGTAGTGCTAGATCATTCTTTTTTGAAAAATTCTTAGAAAACCACTCGATGTTTTCAACAGTTTTTTCCCATTTGCTGCCTTTTCTTAAAAAATCATTTAAAGATCCGTGGGCGTCAATACTTAGATTAATTGTAACATTTTTACATTCTTTAAGCAATCTTAATAGTTCATCATTTGGTGTTAGTGTAACATTTGTAGTTAAAAGAATTGATAGTTGACTTCTATTACATCTTTTTAGCACATCAATAAATTTATCCTGTTCCATTAAAGGTTCGCCACCAATAAGTTTAATAAATTTCATCTCACTAAAATCATAATCCTTTAACACTGTTTCCTGTCTAAGAATCCCTTTAGGTATTTCTCTACCTAGGGCACGCCAGTCACTATACCAACTCGTACTTAAATCTGCATTACACATTCTACATTTATTATTGCAGGTGTTACTAAGAGCAAGATCTAAATAAGTTAGTTTAACATCTTTTGTAGGCTTGCTTGACCATTCAAATTCGTCTATTCTATTTAAAAAGTATGTTCGAGTACTTTGCTCTGTATTTTTTTCATCCTCATAACATTTAGAACATCCATCAATCTTTTCACCGTTGTGCATTTTTTCTCTGATAGATTCTAAAAATGGATGATTAAAAACGTTAGGATCATTAATGTTAAAATCTTCAGGAACCTCTTCCCATTTAAAATTACAACATGGATAAACCCTACCATTTGGGCGTATCGCTAAATGATAAAAAGGCAAAGGGCAGTAAGTATTTTTCATTTAGGATTAATCCAATCAAGTATAGGAAATAAAAAATCGTTGGTATAGTGTTTTTTAATTTCATCAAGATTAAAAAATAATTCTCGATTATGCTTTATTTTTTTCAAGGTCGTTGAATCATAATATTTAGAGTAGTCATAATTATCAACATTTTTCTTTATGATTTGAACTTTTTTTCTAATATCAGTGCTTTCGTAAATCAAATCATCATAAGACTCATCAAATAAGTTATTAAACGTTTCAAAACCCCATGATCTTAAAGTATCTAAAGTGCGTGGCACTGATGCTATCATAAATGGATGCTCATTAGCAATTGGTTTAAATGTTTTTTCAGTGATAAAGATAGGGTATTCATTTTTAATGTAAGTTTCGAGAACTATTGAAAAATGTGTTTTTGAATACCATTCTGGATTTGCCTGCATTATATTCCAATTAGACTCCATATCGGAAAACAAATTTTCTCGGTGATCAGAACCTAATGATACTTCGGAACCACTCTGTCTAAACAATGAATGATCTAACATTAATTCAAGATCATGTCTGCTAAACAGACTGTCATCTAAGTGATCCACTAACGAACCATAAAATTCTAATCTCCAAGTTCTAGGTCCCTCGGTTGTTCTAATCGGCAAAAGAAATTTTTTATCAAGTGTCTTCGTTGATGTTATTCCATTCAATAAATTATAATCTGCATCTACCAAGTTAAAATAAGTCAAAATCCACCAATATTTTTCTAAAAAAATCTTATTTTTTGTATTAATGCCTTGACTAGAAAATAAAAAAAGTAAATTTGGATTATTTAAATTAATGTAATATTCTTTCCATTGATCGCAGTATGCTTCTTTGCCACCAATTATACATCTATGATTTTTTAAAAATTTTAATTGTGTATCATTTAAACATCCGCCATCATTCCACAGCAGATAAAATATATCATCATCTTTATATGAATTTGAACTTTTAAAATTTTCAAAAAATACATTATTTTCTTCAAACATTAACGTAGGAAAAAAACAAGGTCGAGAAGATATAAATCCCCCATTCCATGATAAGGTTTTTGGATCGTCAGTATAATAGATTATTTTTTGCATTTATCTAAATCACCTTGTTCGTTCATAGAATTTTTAAATACGCTTTTATCAACGTGATTAAACAATACTTTTTGATAGTTTTCTTTAGTGGTCGATTTAGGGGAACATAACCCACAGCCACAAGTGTGCTTAGGGCAAATAATCGTAGGCATAGTACCATTCTTTAAATGCTCCTCAAGTTCTGCGAGAATTTTGTCGCCCTCACTTAACTTGCCTATAGGCCCACGAGTTTGACCAAACTGTGCTTGACACGTTTGATGGTGAAACACACTGTCAGTCTGTTGCTCTATATGCATGAAAAACCAATTTACACTACAGTACCAACCTTTAAATTCACGATAATCAACAAACTTACTCTTTCTAGATTCGCCTTCTTTATAGAGACACATGGTCCTACTACCGCAGCAAGGTCTACCTATTTTTAATGCCAATTCTTTTTCTTCGCTCATGATTGTTGAACCTTTTTAGTATTTTTATCCCAATAGTCTTTGAACCATTGTGTTTGCTCCTTGGTGTACATATGGGCAAAATTGCTTTTACTATCTGGTTCTTCACCGATGATCCGAGGAACATATTTAATATCACGTTCATCTAAAAATTCACAAACTTTAATACATTCTCCAAAATACGCAGCGTGAAACATTACATTGATACTCATAGTACAGTTGTTCTGTGCTCCATACAAATGGAACTGGACCATTCGATCCTTGACTTGATTTTTAAGCCTATCATCAGCTTCAGCATGATAACTGATAGTGATATGATCTAAATTTTCCATAACTTGAGTCGCCATTTTTTCACTCATAGCGCCGTTACTTGTTAGTGCAAAACTACAATCATATCTTTTTTTATATTTTTCGTTGTACGTATCTTTTAAATATTTTATAAAAGGGATAAAACTAGGATTTACTGTTGGTTCCCCGCCTGTAAAGCTAATACTTGCTCTTTTATAATTTCTATAAGTCATATAAAGATCGATATATTTCAAAACAAAATCACTGTTTTTAATCAAATCTTCTAACATTGCATGTGGACTAAAATTATCATGTCTATGAGCAGGGCAATAACTACAATCATAATTACACCTTCTTCCAAGATCCCATGTAACTTGAAATACATTTCCGTCTAATAAATCAACTGTATCAAAACTAGCCATTTAAATATTCCTTAAATTTGGGCTCAACATCAGTTAATTTTTCATCTCTTATTTTATCAAGATCGTTAGTATATTTGACAAATTCATTCCAATGCGTGTCAAAATAACTTTCAGCATTCATGTAACTTGATACCCCATTAGCTATGTCAGTTGCCTGTTTAATTACATGGCCGGCATAACCGTTATCTTTGACCCATTGTACAAATTGCTGAAGTCTTTCTGTAACTTCTTTTTTATATTGATCCGGTAAGACTCTAACATTTAAATGTTTAGGATGATGTGCTACATGATGTGTAATAATTGGTCGTTTAAATGTGAAATTAATTTTTTTAAAATTAGATTCTTTTAATTTCCACATCATAAAATCGATCATATGATTAACGTTGTATGCTGTAACAGTAAATGCCAGCCACCCAAATATGTTATCTGGCAACTGATCTATTTTTCGTAAATTGTTTAGGGTCTTAACCCACTTTGCTGGACTGCGTTGATATTCTTGCATCATTCCCATTCCATCAACGCTTGCTCCTATACGAACCTGTTTAAAATGTGTCCATAGATCAGTGACCCTAGTGGGCAATGTACTCATATTCGTATTGTATTCTACAATGATGTTTTTAGCTGCATCTTTTTCAACACATCGCTCTAAAAAATCATAGTGCCGTTCGATAAGCATAGGTTCACCGCCAGCAAAGTATACATGTTGTATATTGTGAATATTTGATTCTAGTTGTTCCCAGAATGGTTCATACTCCGGCCAATTGAACGCTGGAACATTGCCGTCTACAATTTCCATAATGCCGCTGGTATCTTTAAACTTATTGCTGCCGGTTAATTTTATCCAATCATCATACCATGCGTTGCTATCAGTGGGTCCACACATTCTGCACTTTAAATTGCAAAAATTACCAAAACGTAAGTCATAATAAACTACAGGAAAATCAGTTGAATCTATACTGCCATCATCTTTAGTTTTTGCCCAAGCCTCATCGATACTTAATTTCCACTGTTCATTTTCATATGTACGTCTACTAACTAATCCTGCAGATTCCTCATTACGACAGCGACCACATTCTTCACTCCATACACCATTTAACATGTTTAGTCGCATTGCTTTCATCATGTCGTTGTTACGAGCATCAACTAATACATCTCTACCTGCGTTAAAAGCAGTTCCGTTATCTTTACGAATAACGCCTTGATTTTTAGTCACATTGGCCTGACAACACACACGTATATCACCATTGGCACGTATGGCTTGAAAGTTCCAAGGTATAGGACAAAAAGTATTAGACATTCTTTATTTTTTCTAAAGTTTCAGTAAGTTTAGAAAATGCCCAATTTCTTTCTAAACACCAAAAACAACTACCGCACTCTGGCACGTCCATACCAGAAATATAATCTTTATAACTAGAAACTATATCTTTAATTACAGGGTGTGTTACATCACCTTCGCAGCTTCTTGTTAACTTTAACAAATCAGTGATCTTATACTTGTAATATTGCGCTATGATCCAGGACTTGTCAACAAACCTAAATGGGTGGCACAAAAAACTTCCTTCAACAAATAAGATCAAATCACTAGTTATTCCATCTTTAGCTATTTTTTCTCTATCCATCATTTTCTTTGGAAAGTCGGTACCTGGAGGATTCAAACTAGTGGCATTAAAGATAGCATCGAACTTATTTTTAAACCCGCAATAAGCATTAAAACTAGATACTTGCAACTGATCGCCGCTATGTTCTTTATTAAATTTAGGATCAGTATAAATGTACCCCGTTACTCCATGTTCTAGTTCTGGTGCGATAAAGTTTTCATGGCGAGTATCAATAATATTTGGATACATTTCTTTAAGTTTATTAAACACTATTAAACTTATAGGCTGTTGCCAAGGACGAGTCGTCCAACACCTAACATGTGTAATAATATCAATTTTACAATCATATTGATATTTTTCAATTATTTTACAAAGCAGTACTGTCAAACAGCAACTATCAGCACCACCAGATAGATTAATTGCAATTTTTTTCCATTTTGGACTCCAGGGGATATCCAACCCGCTAAATCGATATAATTTCATATCGTAGTCTTTAGCGATAATTTGATTTTCTTCGTTCAGATCCTTATACAAGTTATTCGAGTCTTCAAACATTTATTGACCTCACTAGTTGATTATCTTTAAATTCATACTTCTTTATAAAATCATTGAAATTTCTTTTCCATATGGAGTCGGTTTTTCTAATATAAACTAAAAGAGCGTCCCATTCTTCTTTTTTACATTGATGATTAAAAACATAATGTTCAATTTCTTCTAATGCTTTAAACGCAGTTCTAATATCTGTAAACTCTTTCCTATTAGGCACCCAGGACTTCCTATGTTCATAAGAACTTAAATTTTCTAATCTATATTTTAATTCATCACTTAACATCTTATATGTTTTTTGAATATCTTGATATACCTCATCCTTAAAGTGCATAACCATTAACGCCGGATTAATATATCTCGGAGTGTAAACTATTGCACTGTCTATAAAATTGACATCTAATTCCATAAAAGATTTAAACACATCTTCAATGTCCATGATCTGATAAACGCTGGTTGTGCATTTTATATTCAATTCACATTTATTATCAACTTTTCTAAAACGCTCAACATTTGACTTTAATACTTCCCAATCACCAGTTCTAAAATATGGATAAATGTTTTTTCCAGCATCTAACGACATTTGTATTGACACTTTTCCAAAAGGCTGTAATACCTCAGAAAGTTCTTCTGGTTTAAATTTAGCATTAAAATTTGTATGAAAAGACACCTTCATGTTTTTTACATTTGGATGCTTGGATAATTTTCTGAGGCAGGGGAAAAACTGCTTTTGATATAACACCTCGCCTCCAGCAAAGTCTACTTTTTTTAAATTAGGGAAATTTTCAATTAAGTCGTCAATAATAATTTCCATCTCATTGATAGATATACTAATAGTAAGATCTTCATCAGGTGTCAATTTATGAAAAGTCTTAGTTAACTGTAAAAGTTTATGTTTTTTATCTTCTTCATCAGGAACATAATTTTTTAGTTTGCTGACCCATCCGCTTGAATAAACATCACTACAATGTAAACATGCCATATTACAACTATTACTAAATCGCAATTCGACGTGTTTGATTAATTTAAAATTAGTTTCTCCCGATTCATTATTATACAATTCTAAATCTTGATCGGTGACCAGATAATCCTGTCGCATAGATGGCGACCCAATTTCCTCTGCTTCTTTACACAAATGACAACCCTTACTCCATGTTCCACTCATTAATTCTTTTCTATGTTTCTTAAAATTTTCAGAATTTATGATTTCAGAAGGTTTTAAAACTTTTGTGTCTTTATATACGTGCAACTGGTCTGATTGTTGAGGGCAACTGGTTACAAAGCCATTTTTATAATTAATGGCGCCTAATGCATATGCACAAATAATAGGTTTAGTCATTAAAAATGTCTTTCATCTCTGAAAAAATATCATAAAAACTATTATTTCTTTGTTTATCACAGAGTTCTAAAAATTCTTTCATTTCTGGTAATCTGACGCCCCAATCTTCACTTTCCATAAAATTAAGCATACCTTCTAAACGATCAATCCCGTAGCCAGCGTTGCGCCATTGTTCATATGTTACCCTGCCCTTATGCCATTCAGGTATACCCTTTTCCCAATTAGCTTCCCACCATGGGTAAAATAATTCATATTTTTCTCTGCATTTTTTCTTAAACCACTCAGGCAATACTTTTACATTTAAATGTGGCGGGTGATAAACAAAATGATAATTGACTCCTCCAGCACCAAAAGGCCACATATTGATTTTCTTAAACCCTTGCTCTAATTTCCATTTAATAAAATCTGGAATGTAATAGATGTTTAGCGCCTGCACTGCACAGGCCACAGTGACTTCTGTGTTATCAGGTGTTTGTGTATCTAATATATGAAACACTTCTGCGGTACGACTCCATTTACTAGGGTAACGAATATAGTCGTTCATCTCATATATACTGTCGACACTATAATGAAAACGAACTAATTTAAATTGTTTCCACAATTCAAATAGGTCTTCGCGCCATTCTACCCCATTGCTATTATAACGCAATTCTAAATTTTTTGCATGTCCTTGACGTATGCATTCTTCCAAAATTTCATAGTGTTCTTCGATAATCAGGCTTTCGCCACCAGCAAAATATAATTGTTGCATGTTCGGTATTTGATCATAAAATTGCTGCCAAAAAACCGGATTATTTTTATGCCAATTATAACTGCTGCCATTGGTGCTACCTTTGTTAGCCCACATAGTAGTTTGCTTTAATGTGGGGTTTTCTATTTGCGGGTGTATTGCCTGCCAGTCTTTGATCCACCCACTACTATCGTGTGGACTGCACATTACACAGGCCAATTGACATTTCGTTCCGAATCGTAGATCGATGTAACTTAACTTGGGCGGTATTGACCCATCAGGTGCTGTATCAGCAATCAATTGATCTAAATCTACACGATCCATCCAATAGGCAGTTTCCCACATTCTTTTACTTTTATGCCCGGCAGCTTCTTCTTTATAACACTTTAAACAACTAGGCGGTTGCTCTCCGTTAAGCATTTGTTTACGAACATTTTTCATATACGTGCTGTTCCAACTAGATAAAAAATCACTTACATTTAAATTGCTGGGTTTGCCCTCGTCTGTTTTTAATATTCCTACCATCCCCCCGTGTTGTTTATCATTAGTGGGGCCGACACTACTGGCATTAGCTGTGCAACAGACTCGCATACTGCCATCTGGTCGGGTACTTAGATGGACCCAGGGAAGTATACAAAATGTTTCTGAAGGTATCTTTTTATCTGTCATTTAAATTTAATCTCATTTTGATATGCTTTATTTTTAGCACAAGTTCTGATACATCTATCTAAATGTTTATTGTGTGATGGATCCCAACTAAGGGTTAATACCTCATCAAACCATTCAGTTTGAAGGACATCGTTGATCGATTTATCTTTTAAACTATTCCACCCATCAGAATAACCATTAAGTTTTTGTCTAATATTTTCTTTATTTTTAAAATAACTGTCCCAAAGAAAACAACAGGGCCACATAGTCTGATCCGATGCAATAAAGATCTCGCCTTCATGAACTAGTTTGCACACAATGGAATCTAGGATTTCTTGCTTTTTTTCTTTTTTGGGTGCCTCGATAAATTTTTGTAATTCTTTAACCTGTTCTTTTTTGCTGTGTTCTTTTTCTCCAGTGGTAGTAATAACCACTTGCTCCTTTATCAGCTTTCCTTGCTGCTTTTTACTAACAACTGCAACCCAATCATGTATGCTATTTCTCATACCGGTTCTGGTAGCAAATTTAAAACCCAACTGTTTAGCATGACTTTCAGCTGCTGGAAGTTCATGCTCATTGTGATCGAACACAATAAACATCCAAGTACCAATACCACCTGCAGTTGCGTATGATTCCATGTTACGTGCTATAACATCAAACACTGTGTTAACTCGGTAAATATGATTGGTTTCTTTATGTCCATCTACACAAAATACCACATCAACTTTTTTTGTCCTATTACTTATTGCACCTAATCTTTTCCACCAATCTGTTGTTTGTATTCCACCATTAGTACTGAGTTGGCAATGCCCACCAAATAATGTTAGATATTCCACCATGTCAACACATTCTGAATTAAATGCTGGATCTCCTAGCACCCCGCAAAATTTAAATTGTTTGTTCTTAATATAAGATGCCTCAGGAAATATTCTTTTTAAATCGGTTAGTGTAAAACTACGAATTTCTAGAATATCCGAATTTTGTGTTCTAGCACATCCAGGACAAGCAGCATTACAATTGCTTGTGATTTCCAATTCAATTTTTCTAATATTATTAATGTTCATTTAAACTGCTCTGCAAAAGCATCATACTTAGTACCGCAAGTTTTGGCACATACTGCTAATTTTCCGTCAGCACAGCTAGTCTTATTCCAGCTATTAGGTATTACTGATTGAAAATATAATCCGTTCACTATATCCTCTAAATTGTGATTTTTCGCATTTATGCTATCTTTTCCTACAATGTTAATCGCCTGCCAAATTTGCGAAGCTTCTGGTTTGTAATACCAAACGTACATTTGCCCCGCTGTCCAACAACATGGCTGCACGATACCTTCAGCACTTATATATAGCGATTTTTCCTCAGCTACTTTACATTTTATGACAGCCGAATCCAACTCTTTTTCCAATTTAGATTTTAATTCAGGGGTTGAACTAAATTTTTGATTTCCTTGAACTTGTAATGCTTCTGATTTTTTTGACGGCAAAAACTTAATAACTTCTTCTTTACCAACAACTTTACTGATCTGATCTAGCACACTATTTCGATATTTAGAGTTCGTCGGCGCTTGTAACAGAGTAGATGTGCCTTTTCTGCTCATAGCTTGATGCATTTCTTTAGTAACTCCACTATTATTACTAAAAAATCTTGCGCTCTTTTTATATTGAAACTTTTCAAATCCCATATGTTTGCTTAGTGCTTCTGCAGTTTCAACTTGATGTTCGTTGTGCGCGAAAACAATATAATCCCATCGAGCTCGGCCTCCTGCGGAAATAAACGCTTTAGCATTTTCTATTATTTTCGACCAATTTGTATTCTGTCTGTACAAATGATTAGTATCTCCTAGCCCGTCAATACTAAACACTACATAAGCATTTTTACCTAATACCTGTGCAAGGTGCTTCCACCATTCGGGTCGTTTCGCACTACCATTGGTATACATAGTCAAATTCATTTTAGAATTATTCGCTCTAAAATACTCAAATACCTCCAATGTATCTCTAGCGGCGATTGGATCTCCAAAATTTCCGCACATATACATTCTATCCAATTGCTGTATAAACTCTGAAGGGAAAATCTTTTTACAGTCTTCCAACGTCAATTCGTTGTCCTTAAGATAAGGGTTATCCTCACCACCATTTATATTTCTAGCACACATAGGACAACTAGCATTACAACGTTCTGTAATTTCCAAATGAACTGTTCTGATATCCTTGTACTGATAGATCATTTGTAGCCGATCCTCATAAATCTTTTATACTTAACTAAATCTAGCTCGCCCTGATACAACAATTTAGACATAGGAGTATTTTTTGCAAACTCTTCTAAATTTTTACTGCAATTAACGTGATCATCGATATCAAAATAATTGTTTGTTTGTAATATAAGCAATTTTCCTATTGGAATTCTGTCATACCATTGATCGAAATTTTTAATATGTTCGCAACTTGTATTAATAATTGTATCCGGTCTGTCTTTGCAAGTTTCTAATGTACCGTCAGATTTTTTAACTTGGTAAAGATCAATATTATAATCTATATCTAAAATATCCTTTGTAGAAGATTTAAATTTCCATTCCTGCAACACCCATGGTTTATTAAACCTGTCTGCCATATCAGCACAGGCCGGATCTACATCAAAACTTCTTATTTTAGTAATTTGAAAATCATTCTCAAAAAGAAGTGTTGCCAGTGTAGCGTACCATCCTGCACATAAAAACACTACTCCCAAATTTAAATTTAATTTTTTTAGTTCTTTTATCAACCAGATCTTACTTTTAATTTGCCCTTGACTAAAACTATTGTAATCAAATTCTATTTTATTATTGTATATAAATTTAAGAGTCTGAACAAAAGTTGTTCTTGCATTTTCAGTTAGGATTTCCCATAGTACTTTATAATTGTCTTCAAATATCAATTTTCTAAGAGTTTCATTTGGTTCTATTCTAAAAATGCAGTCTAAATTTTTATCTATAACGGCTTTTCGGATGTCATCACAATCAAAAAATCTAAAAATACTGCGCAGATTATTATTCATAACCGCTTTTCTAAAATCAGAAACATTGAAATCTAGATCAATTATTGATGATTCTAAAATGCGAAATATACTAGATAAATTGTGTTCAATCACTGATTTTCTAAAATCATCTAAATTTATCTGTGTTTCTTTTGTAGATGATTTGTCCAATAATCTAAAAACACTGTGCAAGTTTTTTTCTAAAATAGCTTTTCTAAAATCTTCTTTATCTAATTTAAGATTTTTTAAAGAATGCGGTTCTAATACTCTAAAAATACTATGTAAATTTTCCTCCATAACTGCCTTACGCAACTCATCATTATCTAACAATTTAAATATACTAGATAAATCTTTATCATTGTAGGCGCGCCTATAGTCTTTAAGATTTTCATTGTCAGGAAATAAAAGCTCAAACCTATCTAAATAATCTTTTATTTGCATTTTTCTTCGACACCTAACATATCGTAAAGGGTTTTTAAATAATCAAAATCATTTATTTTTGACATTTTTGAAACGTCATGAGCCCATTGACTTCCATAAAGTTTCCCATGATTTGCACCATCTATCGCAAATTTTCCATATGGCCTGTCTCCACCGACTGTGCACCAGACATTTAATCTATATTCAGTTTCATCGTTTTTTTGTCTATCAATGATCCTACCTGCTAGTTTTGCACATTCTCTATATGCGCTACGCCAAGTATTAAAAGGATTAGTATTAAACACTGTCACATTACTAACTTCTTTTACCGCTTTAAAGTGTTGACTGATACTCGTAGTCATGTCAGTTCTACCAGTATCCATGTTTATAGTTAGATTCCTTGGTAACAATTTAACCCCTCCATTTCCATATTCTAGATCATTTATTGGGTTGCGACTACGCCACACATGCACGGTATGTAATTGATGTTTAGGTACTATATAACTAAAATCAAAATCATCTAAAATTTCTGCATCTCCATCAATAACCCAAAACATATTTGTAAAGCAAGATTTCGCTGCGGCAATATGCGCTTGATGTATCCCTTTGACTCCGTGTATATGAGATGCCATAGGAAATCTAGATTTCAGCCTCTGCCAATTCTCATCAGCATTAAGTTCATTATAACTGATAAAAACAATATCGTACATTATTTTGTTTTAGTCCTACTGGGATTTCTGTAAACCATCTTAAAAAACTTACTGGCTTCTGAGTCCATATAGCCCATTGGCAGATCAAGATTGCTAGAGATTTCTTTGCCTAGTTCAACAATTTTATCAGAGATATTATAATCATCAATTTCTTTAGATACTGTAGTTGTCCAAAGTTCATTAAGATATTCAAAATCTCTAACGTTTTTAAAATCCCAGTCTGTTAAATTAGTCATATAACAGCCCTGTCTTGCGCCATATATAGCCCATATACCGTTAAGCGAATCTAATCCAACATTACACCAAACAAGCAGTCTTTCTAAATTTTTCCAGTGAACTAGTTTTGTGGTCTGACCCGGATCTGCCAACTTAGTGCCTTCTAGCAGTGTCATTTTTACACCTTCACGAAATCCAGCACGCCATGCTTGTAAAGGTGTTGCATTATTGTGTATGTCGCTGAAGCAAGAATCTTGTTGTATATATTGAACGTCCCAACAAAAATCAACTTGACCCTTATCATTTGATGGGTCTGCGTTTTCGTGCGTTCGCATGTTTAACACTAGATCCTTAGGCCAACATTTTATACCACCGTTGCCATATATTAGTCCGTTGATTAAGTTATACGCACCCCAACTAATAACGCTTCGACTTAGGTCCACACTGTCGTCAATATCAATTTCTTGATTTACAAATTCAGCTCTAATAATATTATCACCGTCAATGGTTATAAATCTATCAGTTTCACTGAGATTAGCACAGGCTTTATGTGCGCTGTCACTGCCTTTGACTCCATGCACACGTTTAGCCCAAGGAACTTTTGTTAATAAATCTGCGTAATTTTTTTCAGCATTAGGTTCATCATAGCTGAGATATACTATATCAAAATCAGTAACTTTCAATTTAGTCATTCTTTTTAACTCCGTAAGAATTAAATTCAGGATATGTATATAAACTAATTTTATCTAAATTTAACTCGTATTCTGTAGAAAAATTAATAAACTTTTTTGTTATCAGTTCAGTACCTTTTATATCTATAGTACGTATCAATAACTGTGGTCTAGATTTAACTGTAACATAGAATTTTAAAACTGTGTTCAAGTTCATTTTTTCTAATTCGTCTATGGCCGAATTAGTTAAAGATACTTCCCATCTTTTATTTTTGATATTATGTACAAAAGTTACTTCAGCTAGAGTATTAATTTCTGGTATTTGAAATATAAGATTTTTTCGCAATACCTTTTTAGTATCCAATAGTTTTTCTTTACCAGTTTTAAAATATTCTAAATCATACCTAGCAGGATCTTTTTTTCCTTCTAAGAAATCTAGTGCCCTAATAAATGGCACTTCTATAAAATTTGTTACTTCATGATCATATTTTATAGGTGAAATACTAACAACTTTCCTATTATCATTATAATAGATATAGGCATGAGTAGGTGGTATATATCTCTGCTTGGCTAAAAGAAGTTCTTCCTCAGTTAATACTTCCATATAATTCTTCCGTTAAAAAATCATCTTCTGTATAATGAAAAACGCCAGTCTGTAGAATATTTCCCACTATTAACTGTTTGTTATAGTGCCAGGTTATTATATCCTGCCAAAAAGATGATTTTGACCCCCAGCCCTGTATATCTGATTTCATATGTACAAATGAAGGCGTATCTGTATCTATCATAAATTCTGCTTCAGCATCCATAAATTTGACAGTTAATGCGGCATTTACATCCATACTACAAAATCTCTGTTGATTCTTAGATAAAAATTTAGAATAAAAATCTTTATAATTTTTAGTGATAACTTCGAGCCATTTATAAAATTCAAATGCTTTTGGGCTCTTTTTAAAATAATGAACACCCATGTACACGTTAGGAAGATTATTGCTAGTAAAAGTCTTTCTATATGAGTCATTGACTATAGTGTTACCTCTAAAATCTTTAACTTTTGAAGTTAATACAACGTCCTTATTTGACAAAAAATCCCACCAATGATCATTTGATGATAATACCAGCATATCTGTATCATAGACTAAATTCTCTTCAAAAGGTGTGGCATGAATGATTTTCCACCTGTTTTCTATCTTCCATTTAGATACCTTTGCTTGATCTTCCCCAGGTATTTTTACAACGTAATCGAACACTGATCTAAAATTGTCCGGTACTTCATCTGAAGTAATTAAACAGGTTTGATTGATTTTATTATTTTGTTTTATAGTAGACGCCAACAGAAAGGCCTGCTCAACATAATCTATAGTAGAATTTTGCGCTAGAAAAACATGACCTTTATTCATTATTTTTTATCACTTCCAATAGGCTAAATTTACTCATAACATGGACATCTAAATTATCAGTAGTAACTAATGTGTATTCATCAATCTTACCTTTTTTCTGTAATAAGAATTTCATTCTATTTTGTGTGTGTTCTAATAGAATATCTCTGTCAGTAACATATATCATTTTATTTGCAAAAGTTTGAAAGTTTGATTCTTTAGAAAATCCATCTAATATATTAATTGCTATACTAAAAGCATAATCATTTCTAAATTTAGAACCAGGTAGATGGTATAATTTCAAGTAATACTGCCAATTTTGTTTTATATGATCTACTAGAGCAAAAAACAATTCAACACGCTTTGTTTTACGGAAGAAAAACACAGTAGCCCAGTAAAATTTAATACCACAATCACTTACATTTTTAAATTCTTCATTACTACGCCAACTGGCTAAATCCATAGAATTATCGTATAATAGAAAATCCTCATTTTGTGCCCAGCAATATTTTAGAAAATCACAATTAACAATATAATCCGAATCCAATACTAGTGTTTGATCATAAGGAGAAAGTACAAATGCATTAGACCTAGATTCATTAAACCATACAGCACTTTTATACTCATTGGATCCAGTGTAAAATCTTTTTATTTGTCTACTATTATCCTCAAAAGATATAATTTGATCAAATACAGTTCTATAATCATTAGCTTTATCAATATCATTAGTTATTAGTGACACTGGAACGTTTAGGAAGTTACTAATTCTTTTAGCTGAGTATGCCGCTAATGAAATATAATCTATTTCAGAATTATCAAAAGAAAAAATTAAAGCACCTTTGGTCATATACTGATAAGACCTTCAATAGTTCTGCTAGATTTTAATTTTTGATATTTGGTATGATAAGAATTGACTGCAAAAAAATGCGTGTGCAGGATATTATCTAAAAAAGTTTTTAGATCGGCGATTTCTACTGGCAAAGAATTACTGTCAATTAATACTGCGTTCTCTTTTCCTAAATCTAAAAGAGTTTTTACAAAGTTAATTAATTCTTTGTTTACTTTGAAACATCCGCCATTTAAAAAATAAACAGAATTTTGATCAAATTCTTCCTGTAAAACTCTTTTTTGATCAGCCAATGTAATCATATAATTGGCTACTTCAAACGCCTGTTGTAGGTTTTTATTCATAAAAAAACTCCTATACTCTATTTTATAGAGTTAGAGAGTAAAAGTCAAGAAATTTGAATTAGAAACCAGATTGTGTGAATGCAGGTGCTGAAAGTTGAACGTTTGTGCCTACTGGTCTAAAGACCTGCACTGTACTGGTTAAATCTCCGCTGACATTTTCATCCACACCACCTGGTGTAGCGCCTTTTGGTAACGGAGTTATTGGTGGATCTCCAGTGTCATCGTCTCTGAACTGAATTGTAAATGTTAACACTGTAGCTGTGTTATCGTTGGCGTTTTTACGAGCTTGAATATTATAATCGTTTTCTAGATAAACGCCAGCAGCAGCCGGCATAACAAACAATGTTTGATCCGACGTAGTTAATCCGTACCATCCAATACTGGTTTGAACAGTACTGGCGCCACTGCCGCTATATGTAGTACTGCCATGATTAAAAGTAATAGTACCCATGTTGCTTAGTAAATTTACCCAGCTAATATTTTTAGAATTGGCGGCTGCAGCGACCATACTGGCTGTAAATCTAAACTGTCCTCCAGCATTAAACCAATGTCTTGCGGCATTGGGGCCAGAAAAAGTAATTGTAATTACATGCTGTCTTGTACCATTCCAGCTACCAAATCCAATCGTCTGTGCAAATGGATCTAGTGATCCTTGATTAGATGCAATAGTCAATCTATTTGAATTACAAGTTGTGGCAAAAGTTTTGTATTGATTTACAAGTTCATTGGTAATTAAATCAACGTTTGACGGCACGGTTAAATTCGTACTTTCATCTAAACCTGTTTGGTGCTGTCTTATTCTTAGTAAATTAGTCCTGAGCTGTGACCACTGACTGACTGTAATTTGTGTGCTTGCTCCAGGAGACAGAGATGTATAACTTTGACCATATCCAGAATCTGCAAGGCCAACGCCTAATAATGAATCAACTACAGAACTAATATTATTATAGTCGGCTGCGTATATACTATCGCCATCGTTTTTTGGAAAAATTCCTGGTGATCCTGGCATATTTACTCTCTTTTCTTAGTTTCGTTATTTATTACAGTATAACTGCTTCAATTAATTTTACACCAACATCGTCGCTGGATTCTAAGGCAATACCGAAGACATCAACAAATTGATGGAAAGTAGCGTGAACTGCACAACCGTTATCAGCGGCGACTAGCCTATCACCTTTCTTAATAATTCCAACTACTTTCACAGGTACTCGGCCTTTTAATGCAACTGCCTGACCTGCCGCTTCCTTGTTCATCAGGTAAGCAGGATTAGCTGAAATAACCCCAATTGCTCTATCCCCAAAAGCTGATGCACGTACTTCTGCTTCACCGCCAACAACAACCACTGTGCCTACTTCATATCCTTTATCTGTTGCATATATCTCAGCTAAGTCAGCATATTCTGCAGAACTAGCAACCCCTTCAAATCTAGAAGCAAAAATGTTTCCTGATGCATCTCGTGCTGCGATTGTATTGTTACTTGAAGCTGTACTTGCAGTTCTGTAAGTACCGCCAACATTTAAACTATCAGCTTGGGTAGCTGTTCCATTAAAAGACATTGCAAATACTGTGGCAAATCTAACAGCACTAGATCCTAAATTGGAAGTATTATGCACTCCTGGGAGTATGTCTGCACCAACTAATCTCATTGGAATTTTAGTTCCAGACAATGTTGTTTTAAAAACTATAGAATCACTGATATCGTTAATAATTGTCGGTGTAGTGCCGTCAATAAAAACTCTTAAGTCATTGTCATTACCTACAGTATATCCCACATCTGCAAACCGTTGAATGGCGGTTGGTATTACAGAAACATCATTTCTCACATATTTGTCAGCTGTGACCCCGCCTAATTTGAGAGCGTTACTCACAGTACCCCAAAATCTGTGATCAGTAGAGGTAACACCTTCAGTTTCAACTCCAGCAGTGATATTGGGAGTATTGACTAAAGTGATACCTTTCTTAATGGTGCTGAAACCTGTGATAGCGTTAACTGCATTGTTAAGGGTAAATTCATCTGAAGATATAATATAAATCGTTGTACCATCAACTATTGCTTCTACAATTGCGTGTGTTGAACCTAAATTATCAACTACACTTCTCGATCTTAATTGAGTAGTTTCTGCATCAGCAACAGCTTGTGGACCAATGAGATCAAATTGGGAGCCATTCCATGCATAAAGCTGATTCGTTGACGTATTAAACCAAAAATCACCTGTGGTTAGACCCGTAGGAGCGGTAGTACCTACTTCTGCTCCACCGGTGGTTCTAAATTTGACACCATCGTAAAACTTTAGTTTTTTGGTTCCGCTATCAAACCAGATCTGGCCTGTTGTTTTTCTAGCAGGTTCTGAAGTACCTGCAAAATTTTCTAGAAGATGTACAAAATTTTCATTCTGTACCTCACCATAACCGGCATAGTTTTTACCGATTAATTTAACATCTAGCGTGTTATCAACAGTGCCATCTTCGACCACTGCTAGCAATGTTCCATTATATCTATTAATATTATAAGGCATCCCTTAAACCCCTTTTTTATATTTATTCAAACCAAATAGTTATCATAGACCCAACCTCTATTTTCTGTGTAAACGAGGGTAAACGATGCCCCTGATATAGAAACCACGAGATTTGACGAAGCATTATTGATTTCGCTGCCATTTCTATCTATAGTTAAATTGTTGGTTGAGAATCCACCGCTAGATCCGTCGATAAAAGTCACATAATCGCCCACTGACGGGTCTGACGGTAGTGTAACTGTCACCGGCGCAAGATGGTCTATTATTAATCTCTCACCGGATTGTGCTGCATGATTTGATGGAACTAAAGTATATTTAGGCAAAAACTTGCCGGCAGTCAATGTAATATTGCCTGAAACTTTGACATCGCCCGTAACATCTAAAGCACTAGTTGGGGAGGAATTGAACACTCCCATATACGGTCCTATTGAATTTATCACCAATGCGTCAAACACTGAAAGATCTTTTAATTTGATCCTAAAATCTTGTCCGGCATTATTGCTAACTATCTGGAAGGATGATGAACTAACTCTGAACTCATTATTTTGATTTGAACCAATTATCAACGGAGTAGCATTTTGGATAGACAGTGTTCCGGCCATATTAGAATTAGCATCAGTACTGACAAAACTGGCTGTGGTTTTTAGGTTTCCTAACGGATCAACAAGTGCATCAGCCATTGTTGCTGTAACATGAAATTTTGATCCGGATAAAGTACTGGCGTTAAACCCTACTCTAATAACCCCAGAAAATCCACTAATAGAGGTCGCTGGTGTAAACTGTTCCTTGCTCCAAATACCTAATAAAACCTGACCGACCCATATTTTTACAATCGTCTTTACATTTCCACTTGTATCCTGTACGCTAACAACTTCGGGACCTGATATTCCCTGCTCATCAGTATAGAGTGGCCCGGCAAGTAGTAGATCTACCCCGTCATAAAAATACATTTGATTAGTAGTATTATTAATCCATATGTCGCCTTGAATAAAACTTGTGGGAGTCGTTGTGGAAACTATGGGGCCACCACTGGTTCTAAACTGTGTGCCATCATAGATTTTTAATCTGTTCTCTCCACTGTCATACCATATCTGACCTGTAACAGGGAAGTTGGGTGGTGCTGTGTTAGAAAAATTTTCTAAAAGTTTAATAAAATTTTCATTAAGCACTTCACCGTAATTAGATGCATTCTTACCTATTAGAGTAAGATCAATAGTTGTTTGATCTATAACATTATCTAATAGCTCGGTAAGTTCCGACCCATCTGTTTTATTGAGAACATACGCCATTATGCTATCCTACCTGTAAATATGATATAATTTATTGTTTGATAATGATTAGTCACATTGATCGGCACATTTAATGTACTAGATGGCAGATCATCCATGAAAATATTACCGCTATTAACCATTAATTGTCCTTGTCCTGAAGCCACAGTACCGTTAGCTGCTTCAGCATTTGTATCTGGTGGCGTTCCTGTTCTAGGAGCAAACGCATAGAATTGACTTCCGGCATTACCTTTTAAATCGTGTACGTGCTGTGGGAGATTATTTCTAGTTAATGTAACTTCTGAAGCCCCGCCGACAAGGCCAACAGTATCGGCAGCAACATCTGTGACCCTATCAGCAGGATTAGATGCACTGGCATTACTCATATCATCACGACCTAAGGGAAATCTTCCTCGTAGATCTGGGAGGGCAAATGTAGCCACCCCAGTGAGCAGACTAATAGATTTATACGAATATTGAATAACTGAAAATAATTCAGGATAACTGGCTATCTGTTGTTCACTACCGTCACAAAGCAGATAACCTGTAGGTATAATGTTTCCAGCAAACGGCAATATCGTACCAGTAGGAATAGTAGGCACATTTCTTAAAAAAGTTTGTTTAGTTAATCTTCGTAATATTCCGCCTCTATTGATCAAAAATTCATCTGCCGAGAATGAATCAGTGGCTTCTGTTTTATTTGCAATAAAACTACTACTGATCGTTCCAGTTAAAACAACATTTCCCTGTGTACCGTTAAATGCCACTCCTGTGCTTACCACATCACTGGCCTGTAAAATTGCGCCTGTAGGACCAATTCTGTCACCTAAGCTAAATGTTGCGCTATTAACTAGGCTAGTAGCTGACCCTGAAATATTACCTGTTAAAAACCCTGTAAAACTTCCTGTAAGGTTAGTAGCATTAACATTGGTAGCATACACGTTGTTCCATTTGACTGTCGAAGAACCTAAATCAAAAGAATTATTCTGCTGAGGTAAAGTATTTTTTAATAGTGCATCACCACCAATGTTTAACTCATTACCAACTCTTAAATTTTTTGCAATGCTAGCACCACCTGCTGTAGATATACTGCCAGTGATTAAATTAGTAGCATCTTCTGTACCAGTGACAATAATTTTACCATCAGTTTTGATATTTCCAGTAACATCCACAGCTTCGTCAGGATTTGTTTTATTAACTCCAATACGTTGATTACTATCAATTCTTAAGACAATAGGTGTTGTGCTACCAGACTTTAATTTAAAATCTATGCTAGATCCAGATATCTTGTTGTACAAAACTCCGCTATTGTTTTCAATGCCCACGCTCAACGCCAAATCACCGCCAACACTTATACCTGCATTGTTTCTTACATTTAAACCAAAATTTGTTGTACTGATAACGTCTGATCTTAAAAAGTTTGATGATGAAATCGTCGCTGTACCAACAATTAATGCCTCTGCTTTTTCAGCCACACCCCAATATTTGTTACCAGTAGTACTATTATTAAAATTCTTTGTAGATAAATTTATGCCCTGTTTAAGAGTAGTAAACCCCTCAATAGCAGCCTTAGGAGTAAAATCTCTTTCACTGAGAATAGCAACTGTTTCACCTTTAACTAATAGTCTAAGTATAGATCTACTGCTGTCACCTACACTATCAGGAACAGAATCTACCCTAGCACCTGTTTCTTGACCATCGCTGAACTGTGGACCAACTAGTACCCAAAGTGTACCGTTGTACAAATATAATTGTTGGTTATCAGTGTCTACCCATAAATCGCCAACAACTGCTGTAACTGGCTGTGTTGTAGACTTTTTGACATTACCTGCGGCTACCCAGGTTGTGCCATCATATAATTTAAGTTGATTATTGATACCTACAGTAGTATCATACCATAGTTGTCCCTGTATTGGATTGGGTGGCGCCGAACTTCTAGCAAAATTTTCTAATAGATGTAGAAAATTTTCACCAACTACTTGACTGTAGCCGGCATAATTTTTGCCAATAAAGCCAATACTTTTTTCAGTGTTTAGAGTTTGATCTTCAACTGTTATCGGTGTTTTAGTAATATCTGTAAATCGTACCTGATAACTCATATCATGCTCCACTTAGGCCTGTTAGGCTTTGAATTCTAACGGTATAATCAATTTGAATTAGACGATTTAAACTTTTTTGCACAGGATGAAATATCACGTGTGTTAGTAGTTTACTGTTTCCTGAACTGCTATATGATTTTAATCCTAGTTCATCAAATACAAAACTACTGTCATTATTTGTAGTATTATCAAAAGCACTTTGTCCAGTACCATCACCATAATCTAATAGGCACGTTACAAACACATCGGTATAATTAACACCAGTTACGTGTCTTGTTTCAATATAATTTCTTGTGGGGTCAACATTGGAGACGCTTCTATCATCGACTACTTTGGTATAGCGTTGATTATATAGACTGGCGTTAATGCCTGTGCTATTTGGTGTCAAATATGTAATAATGCCAGTAGGATCAACAGTAGTTCCACCGTTGCCGAATGCCATTTCATATATAAATCCCTGACCAGAGTTGGCTATGCTTTCAGCTAGTGCCACACTCATGTTTTCATAGTGTATGGCATTGCGTTTATTCACATAGATTTCCTTGCTTTCTGGATCCCAGATTTTAATGTGCCCTTCTAAATGTATGCCAGTTAGATCTTTTGTTTGCATAATTCTCTCTCAATCAACATATTTATCGTGGAAACATAGTGGGCTTTTCCTTAAGGAAATTAGCGATTTTATTATTAGAATCAATTAATCTCCTACCAGGATCATTCCAAACACGTCCAATTCGTTTAACAGTAACTACTCGTGTACCAATACTAAGTTCTTGTGTAATTCTTACAGCATTTGTGGTTCCGTTGACTGCAAAGTCAGCTTCAAAATCAACATCGCCTTCTGGACTTTCATTATGTAGTTCTTGATTATGAACTGCATAAGGATGCTTTATCAATCTCTGATAGCCAATGAAATATTTCCAGTTGGGTCTATCGTCGGCAAATGATTCTGAACTTGTATGGGTTGTAACACAACGATATGTGTATGACCCATATATCACAATATCACCTAACGAATAACTAGTATTTGCTACCCATTCTCCTGAAATATTGTAACCTCCCACAAACACGTCTAATTCATCTGATTGCCCAAACTGTGCTGGTATGGTATCACGCTGCCATTCTGTGTATAGTGTGCTGCCATCATCTATAGTTCCAGTTGTTGGATTAGGCAAGTATGGTAACGGTATTAAGTTTGTGCTGCCGTCATAGACAAATGTATCAATCAACGTTTCATCATTGTAAGGAATTGTTTCGCTAGTGCCCATATCAAACAGTGTAGTTTCAATAGGATGTACTGTTGGAATTCCAGTACCCAGTGTTCCTCTGCGTAATTGTCCTAGAGTATTACCATCAATTTCAAAAAACTCAATGCGCTCACCGTTAATATAGATCACTCCAGGAATATTTCTATTTCTATTTGGTTCTGTAAGTATAGATGCATCCTGAACTCTAATTACAGAATCATAATAATTTAAAGGTTGAATTAATACCGTTTCTTTTTCTTTATTCAATCTCTTATAATGAACCCTATTCAGCATATCTTTGAACTGCATGAATCCGAATGATTGTCTAACGACATTACTGGAGAATGTTATCACAGTAAATGAATCGTTTAACTGTGGGTCCAAAGTTAATTTCACAGCATCCTTTGTTGATTTTAGTACATAATCAACACTATGAGTTAAGAGATTATTATTTTTAACTACCCATACATAATCATCACTTAAAACCTGTCTACCCAAATCTAACACACCGCCTTTAATTTGATTGTATCTAAAGTAATCTAAAGTATTTGACGCAATAGTAATATTGCTGAGTATCGTTGATTCGGTAGTTTCTATATCTAAAATATCATGATCAAACATAGAAGTGATAGTTATTTCACTGCCTGCTGTAGGTGCTACTGTGAACTCGATAAGTTTTACAGTTGAATCTGTAGTTATAACGTAATCAGCAGTTGTAAGTATACTTACTACTAATTTTCCACCTTCTACATAAACTGCAGGATTTATAGTTACAGTACCGTTTAATAGGTCTAGAGTATAACCCACCATTAAGATCAACTGTTCACCATCTCTATACACTTTGAAATCATTAATGTCATATAATGATGCTTGAAATTTTTCAGTTGGTATGTCATAAATCAACTGATCGTTTTCCATAGTATAGTATGTGTTATTAGGGCCATTTAATACAGTGTTACCGTTTCTAACAAACAAACTAGCTTCGTAAGGTAATGCTGATCCTACAGATAATGTTAACGGATATACTTTTGATGATCCGTCAGCAACTATTGTTTCTCTTGATGCTAGACTGTATGTACGCTCTTCTGAATCAGAAATCAAATAATTAATTATAGATCCTATAATGGGTGCAACACCGAATCTAATACCAATCTTATCTGGACTATCATAAGTGCTGTCTGTTCTAAATAATTCGTAATTTTCCAAAGCTCCAGAAACAACAACTAATGATGTTACTGTAGTATCCCATGGTGCTTTAGTCACAAACTCAAATGTGCTTCCGTCACCAACGAATACATCTAAATCTATAATATTTTCGCTGTTATATCCAAAACTTACAACAGATACTATAGCCTTATCTACTGGCGGTGTTGTCAATTGCACCGTTTGTTGATCATAATCAATGGTGTATCCAGTTCCTAATTCTAGTATTTGATTTCCTACTTTGACCACTACTGCTTGTTCAGTATTCGGAGCCTGACCCATGTTAAAGACATTGGTAACGCCGTCACCGATATAATTATTTGCTTTTATATTAGCAGAAGCTGAATCAGTTCTTTGCAAAACTTTAATAGCTACTGCATCAACTACCTGACCTGGAACTACTTCTTCTGGGGCCGAGCTTGTTGTAGGTGTAACAAACCCGTCACCATCAACAATTATGTCCTCTGCTGCCAAACCAGTTGCTGTAGTGTATGCCATATCGCCACCAGATAATTGTGTATCATAATCCAAATTAGATGTCTGTTTAGATCCGTCACTTGTTGATTTTCGGAAAATAACTTGGTCACCTGCATTTATATCTAAAGGAGGATTGCTGCCTAAATTAGGCAATATAAATGTATTAATTACACCGTTACCTACAAGTGTTTTCATTTTTGCTGTTGCAGGGGCTACAGTTCTTCCATTAGGCTGTACTGTACTGCCATCATAAACATCAAAGTATGGATCATCTATCCTTACACCATTAACATATACATTGATCTGTTGGCCATTTATTGGAGTATAAGGCAACTCAAATTCATAACTGCTGTCAGCAACTGTAACAATATAATCATCAAATGTAGGATCAAATGCGTCCCATGTGTCTGTGTACCATGGCAACTCGTCCCAACCAGAACTGGCTTTGAAATCAAGTCCAATGATATTAACACCGCCGTAGTCTACTCCTGTCATTAGCTGCGCTAGATCCTTGCCCAGTTGTCCGGTCTGTGGATCATAGTAATAGTTTATTCTATCAGCAGCTGATAGATAATTAAAATCTTTTACATACGAAATTTCAATAACGTCACCTGAGGTAGGTGCTGAGTCAAAGGTCAAAAGACCTGAGTATGATGTATATCCACGATTAATAGTTTTTTTACTGCTGATAGTATATGTGTCGCGCAATGCTTCTTGGTCATTGATTTTAACTATGGTTTTTCCTGTTCGTGTATCAGGACTCCATTTTAAAGCATATTGCAATCTTGAACCCGTTCCGATAAACACTTCTGTAGCATTTAGGTCGGTGATAAAATAATTCTTTGTAATTCTATCAAACTTAATTTTAATCAGGTTACTTCTCACTAGATCATTTTTAATATAAGCAACAGCTCTAGCGGGAGTTCCTGTAGTAGATAACCCTCCAGTGATTTCAATCTGTGGAGCTTCAAAATATCCGGAACCTTTGGTCAAAAGTTCTATCTTAGTGACTTTGCCGTTGGCGATAAACGCACGAGCTTTAGCTTGAATTGTGTTATCACCAATGATGTTAACTACAGGCCTATTAATATATCCTGTACCACCATCTATAATAACAATTTCACTGACATAAAATCCTGCGTTATCTAACCAATGTTTCCAAGGATATTCATTGATTTCTGGATCTTCACAGAAAACTTTACCGTCTTGAATCTTAGCGAAAATAGTTTCGATTTTGTCCCCCTTTGTTATGGGCGGGAGATCAAAATCAGTTACCATACTCTTAGATTCATCTATGGCGTTATAGGAACTAACATACTCTCTTATTTTTGTTCTATATGGTTTAACTTCATTTATATACTGCTCAAAATCACTAAGATTATCATTATTATAAGTGACTTTTTGTTTTAATTCACCAACATTATGCATAGCTTTGACAAAACTGGTCTTAAAGGCCCAATCAACGAATGTCTGTTCTGACAATGCATGTTTCAGACCTAAGAAGAACAAATCTAAATATATAGGTCTTAGATCATCTATTAAAATTTTGTCTCTAAGAGCTGTTAAAATCGTTCTCAATTCTATAGATCCAGAATTATCAAAAGTGTCTGCATCATACAGTGGGCCATCATAACCTAGATTGTTGGCAACAAACTGATAAAATTTATTAGATATCTGAATAGTGCCATTTTGTCTACCAACAACTTTATAAGACTGTGTATAGTCAATAGATTTGACGTTGGCAAACTTTTCTAATAAGACCCAGCCAAAGCTTCCGACATTTTTGACTTTGACTAACTGGCCTATCTCTGATTCTAAAGTATACAACTGATAAGTGCTGTCAACTACATAATCAATTTTTACAAATTGATTGTACCCCACATCGTACCAATCTTTATAATTCCAAAAATTAGTAACATCGTAGGCCTGGGTGTTTGTTCTGTACCAAGAATTCTTTATTAAATCAAATGCATAGATGCTCCATCTACCAATAGCATCTACATCACTTTTTATTAATGTAGACAAGTCTCTAACTGTCAACGACGTATTAAATTCGTCGTATCCATATCCTTTATTAACGATTGATACACTGACTATGCTGCCAGTAATCTCATCAATCGTAGTTCTAATCACTGCGTCTTTACCCACACCATTGATAACTACAGGAGGTGCATATTTGTATCCCGCGCCAGGATTCACAACATCAACAGCAACAATCGCTCCGTCAACTACGATTGGGAGCAACTCTGGTTTTCTATATGCACCTGTGTTGACCAACCTAAGTTCCTGATTAGTATCAATAACATAATCATAATGCCCAGAAACCGTAGATGGTTCTAGATCTTTATCAAAGAAGTTAGACAAATCTGCCGAATCAACTATTAATAGATTAGCAAGTTCTAAATTTATCCTCTCAACAAAAAGTTTAAGAGCTTCTAATCTATTAACAAACATACTTTGCCTTGGTCTAAACTGCACCCCATAACGTTGCTTTGGTGGCAACGTAAGATCTGGTACTGATCTATCATTAGCATCTACACCGATCAAACTATCTATCCATTTATCCTCAATGGTTTTAGGAATCGTCGTATTGATATTTTTACTGATAATCTTCCAATCACTGTGTACATTTAAATTGTCTTGATCAACCAGCCAATACTGCACAACTAACACAACCCCACTGTTTATCAAGGAGTTCTTAACATTAACTAAACTAAAAGAATTAGTACCAGTAAATTCTACAAATTTTATGCCTTGACCTTTTGGATCTGCGATAAGCGCAGACACATCACTGGCAGATATTCTTCTATCTCTAACATTAGGGATCACTGTTTTATTTTTGACCCAGAAATAATATGTGTTTTTAAAAGTCTTAGCAACAGTGTCGTATCTTTTCTTTACGCTGTAAACAGCATTTCCATACAGACTTTTACCACTAATTCCAGATGATAAACCTGCTTCTGTATCAGCCTGGGCGTCCCATTCTAACGGTGTTATCTTAGATTCTACCCATTCATAAATGTCAATGCTTGCGGTCTCATATAATGTGTTCCAAGTAGAATTCTTATAAACTAATTCGCCAGTATAACTATCTAGAAATTTAGCCCTAGTTAAGTCCCACCATAACATTCCAACCTGTTTATCCGTCCATGCCATACCTTCGTCAACAGTGACCGCATCGTTGCCTATAGAGTATGTCGCAGGATCATGATAAGTTTTGTACTTGATTTCTTGTTCTGCAACTCCGGATATCTTACCTTGTACAGGATCAATGATATCCAAATAAGATATTAACTCATTTGTTTTTTTGTTATACAAGAACGCTTTTTTAATTTTAGATAAATCGACCTTATCTGATTCTTCTTGTATTTTTGACCAACTATTTTTTGTGGGATTTTTTTCGTATGTATAAACTGCACCAATATTTACGAGATTAGTTCCTTCATTGGGTGCTGATACTACTACAACATTTTTTGCCCCGGCGAATCCGAATCCGTATTTTTCACCAAATACATTATCGACTAACAACGATTCTGCATAGACAAAGTTTTGACTGAACCTGTCATAGACATCAACACGGCCACTATCGATGTTATAATCTACAACACGGGTGCTTGCCCTATCAAATGTAGTACTAGCATTGTCAAATATCGTTTTAACAAATGAATCGCCTAATACACTGAATATTGCTAGAGATTTATTATCGTTGATAAATTGTATTTTAGCACCGAAGCCTTCTACAACTTCTGGACTTCTATTCTTGATGATTTGGACTAAATCAAACGTATCTGCAAGTTTAAATGTTCTCACTAATCCTTGATCTGACTTAGTATCATCAGCAAGTAAACTACCTACAGCTAACCAGCTACCATCTGTAGCAACACTTACACTTTCACCGAAACGCTCAGCATTTCTAAATTCTACATTTGTTTTTCCAAGTGTCTGTATAAGATCATAACTGTCCTCGTCCTTTTTATAAACAAAGACTTTTCCGTTGTTGGCTTCTAAAGAACTTGACAACAACTGCCATTTACTAGCATCGAATGCTCCGGCGACGGCCCCGTTAAAATCAATTATACATTTATAGTATGCACCAGAATGTAAAACAACATCATCAACAACATAGGTCAAGTTTGTTCTATAAATTCCCTTGAAATTATCGTAGACTAGTTGATCAGCTGATGGGGCAGAAACTACTATATAAACACCATCTTCACTAACGTCAAAATCATACCCGTATTGATCGCCCGATCTGATAGATTCAACTAATTCGGATGCCTGTGACGTAGAATCTCCTAGGCCATCTATTACCGTAGAATCATCACCAGGCAGGGGCAAGTAAATTAAATTCCCATCTATTACAGTACTGTCTACAACTGGCTGAGGAAAATACCCATAGATCTTTTTATCAGTAATTCTTTGCCAGAATTCAGTAGTTGTCGGAGACTGCGCAATAGTTTCAGATACTGCTTGATAAAGTTTATAATCAAAAAAGACTATATCTCCTGAAAAATATCGTATAGTATTATTATAAAATCCTCTATATCGTGTATCATAATCTATCTGCCATTGTAAAGTAGTGCTATCATATTTGAACAGATAAACACGACCTTGATTGTTACCTGATGGGTATCCCGGGGCGCTGATTATCATCTTATAATCACTGCCTATTTTAACTATTCTGATCTTATCACCAAAATGTTCATTAAGACCGGGTTCTGGGCTAACTATCGTTGTCAAATACTGATAATCATTGTTACTGTCACTGATGTAAAGAGCAACTGCTCCTTGTTTCATTACTCCAGCACTAGAACCAGTAGAGTCAAACTCGAGTATATAGGCGGGTTCCCAATCCAAAGAATTTAAACTGATAGAACTACCATCACCTACTACTGTTTTTTTGGCCTTCCAATAAGTATTACCAACTTTAACGATATCACCTACATTATAAGTGGTTGCTCCGGTGTTATCATAGACCCCTCTGAGTTTTGTCATCACGTTTGATGCTTCTGGCATACCCACAGCCAACCATTTTCCATCTGGTGCTAGAGATAACACGTCACCGTAACTGCTGGCGAAGGCAAATGCTGGAGGCTTCTCTATCGATTGCTGTCTAGTCCATCCGGTTATACTTGTAGATTTTTGATAGAGTTTGATCGTATTGGTATCAGAAACTGCCAGTGTTCCTGCTGTAGAGTTAACGGCAATAGCTTTACCTAAAAACTCGTTCGATGATGGCGATGCATTTGTTAACTTTTTTCTAGTATATACTGGTTCATTTTGCCAAACTGCTGCTTTATCCGACCCATCATCATCAGTCCAAATAATTTCCTTAGGTTTTAATACTTTAGGCAAGTCGATTTCACTGTCAACGCTGGAATATCTTTGTGGCAAAAATTTGTATATCAAGACCTGTGAACTGTCTTGAAAAGGAGATTGCCATCCAGCAATTTGTTTTCTAATAAAAATAGAATTTAATACTACATCATCGACCTTATGAAATCCTTGAATTTTTTCAGAATTAGTTATACCGATGAAGTCACCTACTTGAACCGTTGGCACCTTGTCACATTGTATTTTTAAAACACCATCGGCATATTCAACGTCTCTTGCGAAAAATTCTGCTGACGTAAATCTATAAACCTGCCAGTCTCTGCTTTCAAATGCACACCATACGTAGTCGCCTTCACTGAATACCTCTATATTTTGATCCAAGATGTTTTCTAAAGAATCAATATTGATTGAAACTTGATCGTATCTAACATACCCCGGTGTTCTTAGGTATGGTATAAAATTATCATTAACTGGCCATGGATTATTGTTATAATTTTTTGGTTTTACGTAGATATCCCCAGGAGACTGGCGAATGATAAAATCAACTTTGCTTTCGTCTACTGTATCAACTAGTTCAAATCCTTGAGGATTAACTTTAAATAGGTCTTCATCTAGAGAAAATTCGATTTCTTCAAAGGCATCGGCACCGCCATACTGCCCTATCCTAACAGCCCATTCCTCATCAAAATTAATGCTTTCCTGATCAGCGGCGCTTAACACATCAAACAATTTGTTTAAAACATTTTGTGTGCCTTTCTCAGGTATCATACCTTGATAAAATTTAAACTCACTGACATCATTCTTTATGATATTTTCTAGATACTGTCTCTTTTGATAGCCTATGAGATGCTGTGCGATCCTTTGTTGATCTGCATCAAAATTATCACTTTCTAAGTCATAAAAATCAGTAAACTGATCTGCTTTATAATCCCAGTTAGGTATCAATCTTGCTTCTGGTTTTTCATCAAGTCGTATCCAATCATCAGAATTGAAATCCTGTGATCCTGATAAAAATTTGTTGGCACTATAATAAAACTCTTTATATCTTACAGTGTCGCCTAGATTGTAATCATTCCAAGGTTGCCAATCTTTGATTTCAGCTTTGTCATAGACAAACCCAGGAACATCGAATCCTCCGTACCAATCAATGGTTTTATATCCAGAAACACGTATTCTTTCTTGGCGGTATCCTGCTTCTAAATCATAGATAGTATCATTAAATTGCGTAGTATTATCGATGATCAAGACATGTTCTTTTTGTACTAGATAAAATCCAGCACCGTAAATACCAATGCCTCCGACTCTTGGACTAAAGGCAAAAACATTATCGTCTCTTGTGTAGTTTATAAAGTTTTGTTCAAATTTTTGCCCGTCAGCTTTAAAAATTTCATAATCATTAAACTCATCCCTAAGATCATCGACAACGTTAAAATCTAATTTTAAAGAAAGTCCCAAAGCGCTAGGACTCATTGTAATAACACTTGCTCCGTCTTGATTTAAATTATCAATTTTTTTATAGATAGATTCATCAAACAGATCAGTGGCTGTATGATCTCTCCTTGATCTATAATAATCACCATTATAAATTACTATCTCATCAGCTTTAAAAAATTTGTTGGCTTGCCAGTCTACATATTTTTCTTCACCGGTACTCCAGTTTTGTGTCGTCCAGAACAAAAATTCTTTGACCGCAGTTTCCCAGCTGGCTATTGATTTTAAATTTGTGTTGTAGTCATCGAAAACAAAGCCTTGATCTTTTAGGAATTCCCCGTAACCTTGAAGAAAATCTACAACTTCTTGAATAGAAATAAAGGTATGTCCGTAGTTTAGCAGAACAGGGGTTCTATCCCACTCTTTTCTAAGTACAGCATCCCTACCACCGACAATAGGCAGTGCCGGCAACTTTTGATACAATGACAGATCTATGTTCGTTTGAGCAACATGTGTTGTTTTTACTCTATAAAAATTATTATTGAATCTAACTATATTTCCAACAACGTATTGTTGTCCTGCGGTCCAATTAATAAACGACTCACTGATTCCACCAACGTTGATTGTTATACCAGATTGTGTCCAAGGATAAAAATAAAAAAACGGCGTTTTTTGACTATAGCCCTTAACTTCAAATCCCGATCCATACTTTGTCAGTATCTTAGTAATAATAACACCACTGTAAAGTAATTTTTTAGTAGGAGATGACGTGTTTAGAAAAATCTTATAATTTTCTTGCGGCACAAATACCCCTGCTGTAGCTATCGGACTTTTGCTGTCTAATATTAAATTAAATTTTTCTTTGCTAGTAAACCCGCCGAGTCTATGACTTAATTGGTTTGTTAAAGATTTAAGATCATTTTTAAATTCTTCTAAAGATCGTAAATTATCACTTAAAATATAATCAACAATATAATTGATTAATCCAGCAGTCATCCTACGTTCTTCATCGTCTATGGTGGATGGAACAACAAGATCCTGTAATCTTAATCTTAAATTCGTAGGTGTATAAACTAATTGTCCAGAATCACTACGAACAACCCTGGATCTATCAATAAATGCGCCAATAAGTTTATTTGGCTGCATTAATATCATTGATGACAAAACACTAAACGGATAAAAACTACTTCGACGCCAGGCTGCTTCGACTGGGCTGTTATCACCAAATACAAAATCATCGGATAACTGACTTCTAAAATAACCCTTGGCTATGTTTGCATTCACTGGATCTAATAGATTTCCGGCATCATCTACAGGAATATTTTCTAAAACAGGTCTAGCAAATTTAGGATATCTAATAATAGGTTTTCCAGGTTCTCTGACTATGCCCTCTTTAAGGTCTTGCCAAAGTATTAGATTGTTTCGTGTGTAAGGCGCTGGACCATATACTTCTTGCCACCATTTTGGTTCAATGGTGTACCCCAAACTTTCCCAAGGACAGATATGTATTCTATCAGTGTCAAACAACCAAGTATAAACTCCCCGCCAATAACCAGGAAGAGTTCTTCCATCAGGAGCAGAATTCTTACTATAGTTATACGTGAATGGATTTTCAGCTGCATACGTCAATGGCTTGGTGAAATCTCTGTCTATCAACTGCGTCCACTGATAAAAATTAGGCGCCAGCACTCTATTAAACTCATCTAATGAATAGTCAGTATTTCTATTATATCCGGGAAGAATATCATAAAAATCTAACACTGAAGAATCATATGTTATCTTAATATTATTAAAGATTCTTTTTTCGAGCTCTAATATGAGATCATCACGATAATCATTAAATGCTAGGATAATACTTCCGTCATGGCCCTGTATAACATTCTGTGGAGTAACTAAAGTAGTATCTAAATATTTTTTTGGTTCAAATTTTGGCCACAATCCTAAAGCTGAAGGTGTCTGTGGTATACAACAACCATCAGTACTTTCATATTCATAAACCGTAATTACGTCATTATCTGCTAACTCCACAGTAGTAGTCAATTCGACAAATCCTGCAGAATTAAATGTATAATCCTTTTCATAGACCAATTGAATATCATTAAGATATACATAAACTGCTTTATTTGTTAATTGATTAAGTGAAAAAACATTAGACAATGGATATGTTTTGATTCTAAAATCTATAACTGTATAATCAGTCTTAGTAGATGCTCCAAACCCTATCATATCACTGAAGTAATATGGAGAATTTTTTGGATTATCTTTATTAATTTCAAACAAAATCTCATCCACAAACTGTTTAGTGGACAAAGAGTCACCTTTAGATTTCGCTACATTGGCGAAATTTCTTTTGAATTTTCCGTATTCTTCTCTTGCCTGTTCTATGGCTTTGATCACGTTGGCATTTCTTGATGTTAAAAAATAAGCGCCAAAATTTAAAGGTCCGGCATGTTGAACAAATTTAATTCCATATGTAGATAAATTGCCTTGATCTCGAAGATTACTTGCACCAGGATATTGACCAGCAAAGGCCGGATAATTATCGACAATGCTGTCCACATGATCAATGACTTCCCCTAATGTGAACTCATTAATATTGTTGTTCAATGGATTATTTTGTAGATTAACTGGAAGGTCATAATATCCATTAGCATTTTTCTTTTGCTTGGCATAGCACTTTAATGTTACCACATCAGTAGGTGTCACAGGTCTATTAAGTACTACATTTTTATAGATAGCACCATTTTCTATATTCCAGTTTTCTTTTTCTAATCGTTTACCATTAATATACACCTTAACTAACAGATCAGATAATTCATCTATGTTATCATAGACATCAATAGGAAACACCGATGTTAAATCTGTATCTTTATAAATCCTAATTATAGGCTGAACGTTGTCGAGAGATGTCTTAACCCATCCATTGACGTGTGTGCCGTAATCAAGTCCTTTATAAATTTTCAAGAACTTACCGTCAGTTTTTTCAGTGATAACATCAACAAATTGCTTATATGAAAAACTGTTTTGTAAAAGATCAAAGGTAAAAACTATGTCACCAACATTATTGATATTTCTATAAGCTAAGGAAAATCCAAGAATCGGATCTTTTGAGCCAATTCCTGATTTGTATGAAAATATTTTGTTTCCTGCAAAAGTAGACCCTTGATATTTTACAGGATCATTGAGACTGGTACCTTCTTCGTCAAAAAGATCAAACAACGGTGCTTGATTTATAGACGTTTTTTCCTGTGTGACTTTCCATGAAGTGCCATCAAACCAAAACATTTTTCCTTGATAATCATTACCTGATCTAACTAACACAGTTTCGTTTGTCAACGGCATGGCATCTGTTTCTTCTACAAGATGTATTTGTCTTTTAATATTTTCGCCGGGCGGTGTTAGATTTAAAAATTGTACTCTAAAAATTCTATTTTTAACCAATGTATCAGTGTCTGCTAAAAATAAGATACGTTGTCCATTGGCTAATTGCACGCCATCGATATTATAACCCGTGCTACCTTCTATTGTAGAAAATACATCAGCGGTATATACGTCCACTAGATCTACGTCAACTTTTGTCTGTGTACCAAAATTATAAAGTTTGATGTTTGCATCAAACTCAATGATGGGCCGCGTCGCTCGCCTGTCTTGATCTAATACCGGTTGTTCTCCTGCAAGCTCAGCACTTTTAATAATCACATCTTGATGGAACCATCTGTTATATCGACTCCACGGGTTTCTATCTCCGCTACCCCTATTAATAGTGATATAATCCTTCTGGGAGGCAAATGCTGTGGCGTCGCTGAATGGTAATGAGTCAAATCCCGAATCATCAAACAGTACCTCAAAACTACCAGAATACCCAGAAATAACTTCTAAAGAAAGTTCTGATATCAAATATATTTTGTCACCAACACCCTCAACATAAAATGCTCCCTTAGAATAAATAGCGGGCACAACGTTGCCACCGAAAGAAATTTTCATGCCGTTGCTTAATGCTACTCCGTTAGGCAAAACGTATGTTTTTTTACCAATAACTTCTTCATCGACATTAATTGTTGTATTTTCCTCGATGTCAAAAACTTGCCATGTGCCTCCAGTATCAACGCTATTTTCGCTGACATAATACAATACATCGGGCGCATCTTCAGGTACAGTAAATTCTATTACACCAGATTCGACAGCATTGCTAGATACATTTTTAGTATATCTAAACAACGTTCCAGCGACTCGTTGTGTTTTAATACTAAAGGGCTCATTGGGTGCGTCAATTTCAAATCTATATGTTTGCCCCCGGTAAAGTCTCAGTGTAGGATTTCTACTTAATCCGTTGGGGGTAAAAACATATGCCCTATTATCACCTTCATCAGAAATATTAACGGTATATGTGCTCGTTATGTTTTGTTGCTGGCCAAAAATTTTAACAGTTGAGGGACCATAAGGCAACCAATAATATTGTTGAAAATTTGTTAATTTGTCCCAGTTAACATGCGGTCTCCAGCTGTATAGTTCTTGCTTGTTCAGTATTTGATGATTATCGTTGATACCGCCCAACACATCAACAGTATTGATATAATCGATATAATCTTTAAAGAAGGTGACATTGTCAAGTTCATCACGAACTACTAGTGCTGGTTCTAATTGATAATCTTTCCTATCAACGGTTGGGGCGTCTAAAAACACATCTTTGCCTGTGACTGCTTTGGCATTTTGTCTTCCAATATACCCATTAAGGCGCCTTACAGTGCCCGTTTGAGTTAATTGATCTATCGTGGCTTGTATGAATTTTTTGTTAGGCTCTGTTCTATAATACCTAGGTAAAAGTTTTGCACCTCTTCTTTTTTCACCTTTACCGATGGGAAGGCCATATTCATTTTGCTCTTCAGCCATTAATAACTCCCTGTTTTACTAGTTACACTCTGTTGAGAAATCACATTATTTGATGATGTTATTGATCCGGTAGCTAAAATAGTGCTGGCAGTTATTCCTGCAACTACTTCGATATCATCAGTGGTGGCTCCGTTGATAAAGATTTGATCACTTTCAGCCTTTATCTCAAACAAACTTCCAAAACTTAGATTATTTTGTCTTGGTACTATGACAAAATTAACTAGGAATGGTGCTGTTCTATTCATCACATATGCCGACATTTCACTGAAATAAAAGCTGTCACCGAACTCCCAATTTTCTAAAGCAAAAAATTCATTGATTGCAGTTAACACACGAGATTTTATTTCATTGTCACTGATAGGCTGTTCTAAATTCTTGATTATTTTAAAACTGGCCCTGACATCTAAACTGGCTTTCCCCCCAAATAACACTTTGTATTTGACTGGATGGTACACGATCTCATCGCTAGTGGCTTTAATAGCATTCAGCGTCGGAGACAATGAAAGTTCTAGTTGATCCGAACTAGATGGCAGAGGTTCAGTTTCTAAATTACCTGTTAGCCATTTTCTAAATTCGATATCGTATTCCCTAGTTAACACAAATAAATCCATGATATTGGTATGTCCAGGATCTATACGTGTTTCATAATCAGCACTGTGGACATACTGAAATTTGATTTTATTTCTTCCTTGGAATACTTTATAATCCAGGCTTGTAATAAATCTTCCATTAATCCTATCATATTTTTTTACGACTGCTGTGTCGATAAAATAAAAATACTGTCCATCTGAGTACTGGGCCAAATCCCCAACAGTGAGTTCTGAGCTAACTATTACTATCTTGTTATCGCTGTTGTCAACATACCTATAATCTAACTGCCCAGAATCTACTTCATACCTTTCTAAAACAACGTACTTAGACAATCTATTCGTTGACGGTGCTACCATTGTTTCAAATAATTCAGGATCGTCAACTATACTGTCATCATCAGAATCACTGAAAGCAAGTTCTATCTTCTTGGTGTCCACATATCCATCTAACCCAACAAATTCCTTGTTGATTTCCCAGGTAACATCGTAGGTCAGTGCTGCGGTACTATCAGGTTTAGTGTTAACACTTAATAGTTTAATTTTATCTTTGACTATACTATTTGTTCTACTATCATAGATTTTGTTAGACGAATCATAAAAGAATCTTATCTGCTGATCACTTTCAAAGATGTAGCGCAGTCGACGACTTGTCACTGTATAAAATTCTGTGTCTGTAGTAAACAATAACAACCAGCTGGCATCAAGTTGTTGATTGCTGTTGTCCCCTTGTTTACCTAAACTAAAAATATCGATTAGATTTAAATTACCTTCAAATATGATCTTCCAGCTTTTAGTGTTGATATCATAACGGAGTCCAAACGGTTTATTCGCAAATATTAATTCTATCATACTAGAAATAACATTTGTATCAATAGTGGTTCTCCATCTAGGAATTATCTGTCCTACTACTGCTGCTGATGGTACCACAGTGTTTAATACTACTGGCCCTTGTCCTGTCGATAACACTCCCGACCCGCCAGCAGTGCCATCTCCTGAAATACTTACTACCTTAGCCCAAATCGCTGCGGTAGAATTTGGCACTGTTGCAGCGCCCGCAGTCAATTGATTGTTGTTGTTTATGTCAAAATAATAGCCAGCAGGTGCTAGGAATTTTATCAAAGCACCCGGTTCAAAATACTGGAGATCTGTAGCAGCAAATGTTCCAGTCCTGTATGGTGTCGAATCTATGTTATCGCCCACATAACCTGTGCTTTGATTAGTATCGTTGGTTCTTTGGTACCAAGCGATGTTGAGGCTGTCAGTAGTGATTTTACTAAAATTAGAATAATAAAAATTTCTTAAAGTAGTTTCTGTCAACACATCTAATATTTGATTGTAGATCACAGCCTCTATGTCTGTTCTAGTCAAATAACTAAATCTAAAACTATCTTGATATTCTTCTTTATAAATTACACCATCATCACCAAATAAATTCGTACTAGAGTATTTGCCTGTGGGATCAACTAAATCAAAATATCTACTGATGCCACTACTTGTTCTATTCACTGCTTTGATTTTTACAACATCCTGACTCACCGACAGGGGACTAATATTGTAGTCCTCACCTGTGATCATTCTATTTTGTGTGTAATAAGTCGCAGGTGCATTGTTTTTAATATTGTCGTTTGACTCGGATGCAGCACTATTCGACACTGATGTCTGTAATGACATTGTGACTGTTAGCACTTCTGCCTGACCTAAGTTAGAAATATATGGTATATCTATGCTAACGTTTCTAACATCCTTAGGATTAATTGTATATGACAGACCGTTACTAACTCTATAATAAGTCCTAAATGTTCCTAAAGGCAGTGTACCAAAAGTGCCGTCACTAAAAGTCAAACTTACACGGTCATTTAACCTAGTAACTACACCATATATGTTTCTTATGTTCTTTTTCAAACTGTTATAAATGATATTATTGCCTTCGAAACTGGGAACTTTTGCCCACTGTTCACTTTCAACACCATTAGAATTTAATCGGTATAACCATACGTCAGTGTCGTTGATGTTATTGGCATCGATATCGATTAATTCGTTGGTACTAGGCTGTGTTACTGTAAATGTACCTGTGTTTAAGTTACCTTGACGGAAATGTAGGAAAAATCCTGAACTTGGACTAGCAGCACCTCTGCCATCGTCTCTATATAAAAATGCAAGAGACTTGCCGCCCTGTGGGGGATCTTCGATTATATCCTGCCCTTCTTGGATTACAGTGCTGACTATTTCAAAGTTCATATTTCTGCCATCGACAGTTTTTGTGAAACCAAACACAGGAACACCGGTGCTGTACGTTTGAAATCTGTATTGTTCTGTAGGAATACCGTAGACTGTGGCTTTGTCATCAGGATTACCGAATTGCCTTGTTGAAGGCAAAGCAGAATTAACGACCTTGATAAATTGATCGTACCAATTATTATTGGCAGGATCGTTCCATACTACTACTTGTCCAGCAAGATTCCTACCATTACTGTCTATTACTGTTTGTGTGGTAGAGACACTTTGAAATTTTAAAAGACCGTTGCCTGCACGATTTCGTTTGGCGTTATAACTAAGTAGTCTTGCCAGTCTTAGTATGCTTTCCCTGCGCTCTGCTAGTTCTAAAAAGTTTTCACGGGCATTAAGGTCTACACGAAATGCCACGCTTTGACCTAAGAACGCTATCATATCTATAAGTGCTAGATATTCGCTTGATTCTATGTAGTCATTGAAATCTTCGGGATAGTTTTCTCGAAGATAATTGATCATTACTCTACGTAGGTTTTCAAAGTCATAGCTTTGAAAATCGGCGTTTCTGAAGCTCTGATAAATTCTTTTCCAGTCCTCAGCAACTAATAATCTGTTTTGTCTATCGGTACTTGACATGTCCGCTTCCTATATTAGTAATATTTAGCGGTTTTTATTATATGCTAGTTTAATTGCCCGTTAGACCGTTTGCTTGATCAAAACGAAATTGCAGTGTTTCTGAAATGTTGTATGGTAGGTAAGTTAACTCACATTCTATCTGAATACCGCTTTCGTAGCTGGTAACTATAACATTGTCCGCACGTACCCTAGGATCATAATTGATCACATCTTCGACATTTTTTAATATCAGCGTTTTTAAATCTTCAGTAAGTGGTTCAAAAAGCAAGTCCCATATAATCGTGCCAAATTCGGGATCACTGAGCTTTTCTCCCTGCCTTACATGAAAATGATTGACTATGTCTTGTTTGATCAACGAAAGATCATAAAGAGTATAACTTTCGCTGTCTGCGCTTATAGTGCTAAACCCCCGATAAGTCCTAGGCATGGGCGCTTCCTGTGAGGGGGATTTGCCCTTTAGTACGATTTTATCATATAAACGCTGTGTAGTCATAAAATTATTTAACCTTCAGCACCTTTAAGTTTTGCAAAGGTGTCGGTGACTGTGGAGTATTTCTTCCAAGTTTCGGGAGATTCTAGTATTGACTGAGAATTTTCTTCATTTCTTCCGTCTAAATCTCTATCAGTTTTATCTGCTTTATATTTCATAGGATCTAAATTTTCATGATGTGGCCAAGGTTCATGTGTTGGCAATCTTCGCATTATAGTCTGCGCTAATTCGCTGCCTTCTTGATCCGGCAGGCTGTGTGTTTTTAACACTTTAGGAATAGGTGCTGTCTGAGCTGTCGGCCCATTCATATGTATATTAGGCGCTGTTTCTACGATATTACCGCCGGCTTTGGTCTCATTGGTTCCACCAGAGGTTTGCCAAATGTGTCCTTTGGCATTTATATCTAGATCGCCTGCGCCCGGTGTCGCGCCAGTCTGTCCTAACAGTATCTTGCCGTTGGCTCCTATAAGCAGGTTAAAATCTTTGCCGGTTTCTATCTGCATTTCTTCTTTGGATTTTATGTTTACGTTTCTACCTGCTTCTAAATTAATATCCCTGTCAGCATAGAAATTTAGGTCTTGTTTTGTATGGATGCTAACGCTGTCTTCGGCAAAAATGTCTATCTTTCCATCGCTGGTGAGTTCTATCCAAGTGGTGCCTTTGGCATTGCCTATATAAATTAAATCTTCGCTGTTGTGCAGTAATATCTGATGTCCAGTGCGTGTTCTAATTCGAACAAGTTCATTGTGTGGGATCGTAACGTCGCCACCAGTCTCGTCCTGTTCGACACTGACATACTCGGGCGGACCTTCGCTTGCTGGTTTTTTTCTTAGAAACTTGTCATCGCCGTCATCCATGACAAAAGTGGTACCGCCCAGTCTACTGACAAATGCTCCGGCGATCTGATGTTCTGCTTTACCGATCTTTCCCTTAGTTGCTCCTGGTTGTTTGTCTATTGGGCCTGGAGTGCTGATTCCAAATACTGTGCTAGGTGTTTCTCTCCTAGCACTGCTGGTAGTTATTCCACGGATATCGTCTAATAACAGGCCTTGTTCCTGTAAAATTTTAGCAAAAGGATGTTGTGCTTTTCTGTTCTTAGTGCTGTCATTGTTGCCAACTGGTATAGCTTTTTTATTATATTCTGCTACTGGCACTCTTTCTTCATCACCATCGATAGCGTAGCTTGTGGCTGCGAGGCCCGGTGTCATAAAATTTATGTTTTCGTCTTGTACACACCCGATCCAAAATCCTTTTCTAGGATCGCCTTCGATAAAGAACACAATAACAGTTGAACCCACATCGGGAGGCACGGCCCACCAGCCATAACTTTTTTGTGTATTATTATAGGTTTCTTCTTCGCCTACATATTCCACTGCTGTACTACCAGCGAAAGGACTCATGTATTTTACCACATGTAATTGTCCTTCTTTCGCTGGGTCGTTACCCACTTCATGAAGAAGTTGCACTTCCAATGATCCCATGTAATTGGGGTCTAAGTGGCTGACTACTTTGGCTAAAAAAGGCCCTGGATTATTTCCTGCACTGCCTGTGGCGACTCTGGTTTCTTCAGCCATTATTCCCCCTCTGAACTATAACTTGCTGGGTCATTGGGGTTAAATGCATTAACGACATCTGACACCGCAGTCTTACCTGCTTGGCCACCATCGTCTTTGATATCCTGGCCAGCCATTCTAGTTAAAGTCAAACTCTGCGTGAACTGACCTTTACTAAAACTGTTTTCCACAATACTGACACGATAAAGACCACTAAACTGCGGTACCAGTGATCCCCCAGGAAAATCATATCTACCTGTTCTAGGATTAATATCTATAGGGTTTCTAAAATTGATCACTACGTAGACTTCTCCATCCTGATAGTTAATAGCACCATCACCATTGATTCCTTTTAAATTAGTGGCCTGAGCACTGTAATTTCCCATACCACTGTCGCCGATATAAAAAGGATCCCCTATAATTTTCATCTGTAACTCCACCATGTCTCCCATAGCTGTTAAGGCATCTTGAAACTGTCTAGCTGCGATTGTGGCTGCATCATCGCTTCTAGGGCCACCTTTATTGCCAGAACTAGTATTAACTTTGTCAGCATAACTGCTGGTGGGCAATGTATTAAGACCAATCCTTGGGACGGCTGAACCGCTGCCTAATCCTGTTGAAGTTACTTGACCTGTCTGAGAATCCCTGGCAAAGTCTCCGGACCTAGTATTTTCAGCTGATGTGCGTTCTGTGGCAGCAAGGTTGCCTGTTTCCGCGGTTCTTTGAACGTCAACGTTGTTTTTTCCACTGTCAGCGTTGGTGGCTGTGTAAAATGCAGCATTGAATTCTATGGCAAAATCTAAGATATCTAGATTTTTAGCAGTGTATAGATAGTTATATTCTTTGATGGCTTCTAACTTAATTTGTTCAGTGCCTTTGGCTGCTTGATTTGGTGCCATGAATTTACTGTGATGAACCTTATGTGGTGTTACTCTATACACAACTAGATTTGGTTTTCTTCCTGTTTTTTCTATGTTAGCATCTGTGTCCATGATATACATCTGAGTATCTATGCGCCACCAATTGATAAAACCGTCTTCTGTGATCTTGTCTGGATCTAAGGCTTGACGACCGTAGTCGCTGGCCAATATTATTTGATTTATTACATTGGGTATGTCAGTGCCTTGTGCAAATTTGGCTTCACTGACTGTCTTGCTGACTGTGACATTGCCGCGCTTGTAGGTTCCAGTCTTTTCATCGTAGACTGCGTTGTCTTTGCCAAACGGGCTTTCACCCTTTCTGTATTCATTGAATCCCATATTGGCAGCACCTATGGGATTGATATTGTCTTTTTGTACTAGGTTAAATCCATCGGTTCCTCTAACAACACCCAACCGTTTTAATACACTTTGATTAGCTGCGGATTTTTCTGAAGGGTTGACTGTGGCTCCAGGAGCATTACTTGAATCATTGGCTACACCTGTAGCGTCACTGGTTTTAAGGTCTGTGGGAAATAATATTAATATCTGATCAGGTACTTGAACGTCTTTTCTTTTCACAGCTTCTAAATAAGCATCATTGACCACCTTTTGCAGACTTTTTTCACCGGTCTGTATCATTTCTTGCACGGATTTTCCACTGATAGTTAAATCTGTTTTTACTTGACTGTATGTTGTGCTGTGTGCTTTTTCATTCCAAGGAATTGCCTCACAATCATAGACGCTGCCTTGCCCGCTGACCCGCATCTTAATATCACGTATTTTTAATGGAAAATATTTGGTAGTCCCGGGTATCTGAACATTTTGTCTCTGTGCATCAATGTGACCAAAGAATTCCAGCCTCAAAAGCAAAGGCACATCAAGCCAGTTATAATAGCCCGCTTCTAATGCTGCGATCTGTAGGCTTTGAAAAAACAAACCCATGCTATATGGTTCAGTAATTTTAAAACTAATACCTGTGGCATTGGTGTTTCCAGTGACTCGATCCATGCCCATAGTGCCATTTATTCGAACATCATCTATGAAATAGTCAAATTTACCTTCGGGATTTTCCACACTCTTATAGACTGTGCTAATTCTATCCTTTGGGTTTCCGCTGCCGCTTTTTAAAATTAAAGGGCCTAGTTTACCTTTCCTATAACTTTCATCCGGGAAATTAACATCTTGAGGACTTAACACACTCAACGTCCATATGTAATTGTAACTAGCGAAATTGTGTAACGCATTAGGAAACGGAGGTTTACCTGGAATTGTTACCACTGTTTTCGCAGACTGTATTAATTTTTCGATGTCAAGATCAATGATCTTAGGCACTGATTCTATAGCGGATTTTACCTGACCAGCAAGGCCAGTCAACGATCCCGCAACGTTAGATAAACCTGCACTGGCAGCATTCTTTAAGCTGTCTAGATTACCGGCAGCATTTTGCAGACCAGACACTACTCCAGAAGAGTTAATTGCAGTATTTGCCAGTCTAGACGCAGTAGTAGCAGCTGATTTTACATCGATGGCCAAGTTAGCCTCCTAAAACTTCTTTGAGACTGGTATTTTTTGGTAGATAGATTTTTGTTCCTGGAACAAAATCAAATACTGGATCTTGCAGTACATCTAAATTTCTCTGGATAAAGACCCACCAAAGGTCTTTGGTGCCGTACAAATCATAGGCCAAAAGATCGGGCCTATATGTATACTGCGGCTCTATGGTATAGAGATAATCGTCAGGTTCTGCGCTGACTGGTCTTATCGTCAAAACATCCAAATAATCTCTTATTACGGAAGTGTTATACCACGGGCTCATATTGTTATACTGTGCAGCCATTAAATATACCCCTTGCTCACATAAGCACCGTTGACAAACTGCTGTAGGCTAAATTGTCTAACACTTTCTCTGCTGTACACCGGCATCACCGTCACTGTTAAATCACTTTTAGTTGGTACATAGCTGTCTCTTGTCGAAGACATACCACCAGCAGCTCCTGAAATTCCTAATCCATTGATTACGCTGTTAACACCACTGATTGTAGAGGCTGCGGAACCCAATCTTCTGGCAACTCCTGATGCTCCAACTACGCCAGCAAGACCCGCCAGCTGACCGGCAGTTTGACTGATACTATCTAAACCAAACCCGCTACCGCTAGCAATATTTGTACTAATGTAGTTAACATCTTTAGGCAATGTCATAGTAAAACTTTTGACCACCACTGGCACATTTCTAAAAACATGATCTCCGTAGGCGCTGAAATTTAACACGGGTGGTGGGTTCCCAGCATAAGCTGTGTCACCGGTAAACATTTTTGTCACTGCTCTTAAAAAATGAACCGTGGCTATCCAATATTTGGCTTGCACAGCATCTTGTACGTTAAATTCACCAGTAATCTGTATGTCACTGGCTCTACTGTTCTGATAAGCGTTGAACTGGTAATTTTGATGTGTCACTGATAGTTCATTGTAGGTCGCCGAATGTGCGATGGTTATAGTGGGGGTATAGGGAAAAATTAAGCCGCCTGCGTCCCATAATGGTTTTAACACTGGGCTTGAATCAAAAAAGCTGCCTGTAGGCATACTGAGTCTAACACGCCAATCAGTATTAGCGTCAGTGCCTCCAAAAGTTGCCGATGCAGCAATAGATTTGCTGATTGCTTCTCCACCAACTGGTAAATTTATACTTCGAATCGTGCTTAGTAGGCCTGCAGGACTAGATAAATTACTTAGTGCCGAACCCAATCTTGCCGCTGTGTTTAGACCGGCACTTACTGCGCCAAAAGCCGACTGAGCTGTGCTAGCCACTGTTGACAGACCCTTAGTTACGTCAAATGCCATTTTTGTCTCCCTTGGCAAATATTTAGTTGACTTTTTAAAGTGCGTAGTTTATACTTCTACAACTACAGGATTGAGTAAATGACCGTAAATTACCTAAACAACCGAGATTTATTAGAAGAAATACACAAATCAAAAAACACTTATTGCAGTTATACCAAACCAGAATATCATCAATATGATATCATACTGCCTAGTTTGGGGAAAATAAACATAAGGACTATTGCTGAGGCCAAACGCAGCCAAGCAAAACGACTAGGTGATGCAGATTATCAAGCGAGAAAGGCTGCTGGGGAGAAGGTCAAACAAGCAGACTGCGAAATCGACTACAAAAAAATTGCTAAAACTGATCTCGTGTTTAGGATCATGACCTATGATCACATACCCTTAAACAGCACTAGAAAAAAGAATCCAAAAAGTGCCGCTGACCGTAGGGACAAAGTAAACTTTCCACCGTTTCAACATTGGAAATTCAATGAGAATGATGAATTGGTCTGTGTGGGAAAAAGTCACTGGGCCGGCAGCGTCGCCAAAGGCAAGTTTAGCAAGGATCACGGACAGATCACGGACAACTTAGCCCGCATGTACATCAAACTCTGCGAGCGCTACGCTACCAGAGGCAACGTCCGTGGCTATACTTACAACGATGAGATGCGAGCGCAGGCTATTCTGCAATTAACTCAAATAGGCTTGCAATTCAATGAGGAAAAAAGTAATAATCCGTTTGCTTACTTTACCGCGGCAGTGACCAACAGCTTCGTGAGAATTATCAATATCGAAAAGAAAATGCAGAATATAAGAGATGATATACTAGAAATGAATGGCATGAATCCCAGTTACAGCAGAACCGGTGCAGCTGAACATGCCGCTGCTATGAAAAGACATGGTCCAGTCGGAGATGAAGATTGATCACATACATTACTTTTAGATTACCCAACGGTGGCATGGCAAAAATATGTTTTACAAGGATGTCCAAGGAAGATGATTGGGTCTGTCAGATGCCTGATGAAACTTTAGAAGACATACAAACAATGTTAGGACAAGACTTTTATGAATCTCTTTAAAAAAGCAGCCTGTTTTACAGACATACACTTTGGTTTGAAATCCAATAGTGGTGCGCACAATCAAGATTGTGAAGATTTTGTAGATTGGTATATAGCCAAAGCCAAGGAGGAAGGATGTGACACTGGTATTTTTATGGGTGATTGGCATCACAACCGCAATAGTCTTAACATTACTACTATGGACTACAGCCTTCGAGCATTGGAAAAGCTGGGACAGGCTTTTAGTCAGTTTTTCTTTTTTCCTGGTAATCATGATCTTTATTACAAAGATAAGCGTGATATCCACAGTGTAGAGTTTGGCAAGTATATTCCTGGCATCAATGTTATACATCACCCGTTATCTGAAGGTAATGTCACATTGTGTCCATGGCTGGTCAACGAAGAATGGAAAAGCATAGCTAAACTAAAAGGCAACTATATCTTTGGACATTTTGAACTGCCATTGTTTTACATGAACGCCATGGTACAGATGCCTGATCATGGTGAGATACAGCTGGATCACTTCCAACATTTTGAACTAGGATTCAGCGGGCACTTTCATAAACGCCAGCGCAGGGGAAATATGATCTACATCGGCAATGCATTTCCTCACAACTATTCAGATGCGTGGGACGATGATCGTGGAATGATGATTTTAGAGTGGGGCAAGGATCCTGTTTACCACAGTTGGCCCGCGCAGCCCACATTCCGCACAACTAAACTCAGTGAGCTCATCGACGGAGCTGATAAAATCATCAAACCTAAGATGCACCTTCGTGTAAACTTAGACATTGATATCAGCTACGAAGAAGCCAGCTTTATCAAAGAAAAATTTCTAGGGGAGTATGACATCAGAGAATTAACGTTGATCCCAGAAAAGAAGGATGTAGAAATCAACACAGAGATCGACATCCGAGCATTTGAAAGTGTTGATCAGATCGTCAGTAATCAACTAGTCAATATTGAAAGCGATACCTATGACGCCAAGACGCTGTTGGCAATTTATAATAACCTATGATCCGAATCAAAGACCTCACAGTAAAGAATTTCATGTCAGTCGGGAATCAGACCCAGGCTGTAGATTTTGGCCGGGAGCAACTGACTCTCGTGCTGGGCGAAAATCTAGATCAGGGCGGAGACGACAACGGCAGTCGCAACGGCACTGGCAAGACCACTATTGTAAATGCTCTCAGCTTTGCCTTATATGGTGTTGCACTGACAAACATCAAAAAAGACAATCTCATAAACAAGACCAACGGAAAAAACATGTTGGTCACGCTGCATTTTGAGAAAGAAGGTGTA